CTACTCAGGTGTTAACAGTGATGGTGAGTTGTTCGTTGGTAACCAGGTTATTAACCCAGTTACAGGTCAGATCACTAACGAAGATATTGCTCAACTTAATGTGTTGGGTGAAGAAGGTACCACTATTGAAACATTCAGTGAAGTTGTCTTGACTGACAAATTAACTGTTATTGGTGGTGCATCTAACCAGTTGGAATCTGTATTCTCAGGTCCTGTTACTTTCCAGAAGAAATTAACATCACAGGATAGAATCCAAACTCTTAACATGACCTACTCTAACGATGATGGTACTGTTTTGAGAAACCAATTCCTCGCAGAGGATGATGGTACTGGTAATCCTGCTGTTAGTGCAGGGGGTGCATTTAACAGTGGTGATATAGCATATAACATTGACTGGACACCAGGTACATTTATAGGATGGATATATGACACAGGTACATGGTATAAGTTTGGATTGAGTGATACAGCACCTATAGAATCTAATAGATATGCTGGTGTTACACATTATGGTATTGGTATTGCACCAGATGCAAACAATAGAATGAAGATTGCTGGTAATGTCCACATTACTGGTGATATTGATGTAACTGGTAAGTATGGTTGTGCCGACAAGTATTCACTTGCTACAGGTGTCAACAATAGTAATAATGGAGTCATGTATTCAGGTAATGGAGCAACTACAACGTTTGCTATCTCACCTGGTCATAACTCACACAGTGTATTAGTATTCTTAAATGGTGTTTGCCAGAGACCTACTGTTGATTATACCGTGACTGCTAACGCTGTAGATTTCAGCATTGGCACTACTCCTCAATCAGGAGATAATATTATGATACGTGAGCTCGTTATCTAAATAGTATTAATCGGGGATCCATATGTCCACCAAAATAATTGGTAATCAGATTGATGCCACGACTCGTGCCATAATGGAGGCATTGCAGGTCACAGAGCAACTCAATCTACCCAACAGAAATCAAACTCAAATTAATGCTCTAGGCACACCTGCCTATGGTACTTTGGTGTACAACTCTACGGAGGACATGGCACAAATCTATAAGCAGGATGCTGCTCAAGGTGTGCCAGGTTGGACAGATGTAGGTGGAGGTGGTCCTTCAGTTGGTGAGAATAGTATTATCAGGACAAACGGTCCTACGATTGGAGAAAACCTCACGATTGGTCCATCAGCAAATGGAGGAGTCGAATTCACTAACGGATTCAGTGGAGGTCCTATTACGATTGCGAACGGATATACAGTTACGGTAGAAAACGGTGCCAACTGGGTCATCCTTGGTGGTGATGACATGAGCATCATGGAAGTTGGAGAGATTATTGTAGGAGATATTGCATCAACAGGATTCTTACATTACTCTGAGACTAAAGAAAGCATTACATATTTAACCAGTAGTGGTAGTATAACACACGATTTCAATAATAATAATACTATTTGGGTAACAAAAACTGGTGGTGGTAACTGGACATTGAGTCTTAATAATGTCCCTACTGACTCTGCTGGTTATGGATTTACAACTATAATTGAAGACGCAGGTGGTAACGGAATACCATCCTCACTTAATATTAATGGTACAGCAGCACCTATTAACTGGGTTGGTGGATCCTCTCCATCTCACTCTGGGGGTGAGATTTGTGTAGTTTCATTTGCCATTATTAAGAAGACTCAGACAGGTACTACAACAACCTATACTGTCTTGGGATCTGGTGCAAACTATAGTTAGAGGATTTTATTATGCCTAAGTTTGGAATGTCAGGACAATTTACACCAACATCCTCAGGACCTCGTATCGCTGGTTCTGGTGGTGGAGGTGCTGGTGGTGGAGCACCACTAGGTTCTGCATCCAATCCTGCAACCTCAGCAGCACAAATGTATAACGCTGGACAAAGGTCTAGCGGTGTATATTATATCAACTTACCCACTGTTGGTGTCAGAGAAGTCTATTGTGAAATGGGATCCTCATGGGCAGGTGGTGGAGGTTGGATGTTAGCATGGAAATGCACAAGAGGTAGTAGATTTAGTTGGGGTAGTAGTTACTGGTCTAACACTAACACATATAATACTGGTGCTCTCAACAGAAATGATGAGGATGCCAAATTTGATGTGTTCAATTACTACACTGCTTCAGAATTCTTAGCAATATTCCCTGACCTAAATACTGGAGGTCAAACCTCTGGATATGGCAGTGGATGGTCTTGGAGAAAGACTGGAGAGAATAGGACATGCTTATCAAGATTCCAGTCACAGTCACAGATCTCAGGTAACCCAAGAGGTCAGAATATGTGGCAAGGTAGTGGATTCTCAGCACAAGGTGGATTCCAATGGTATGGTTTCTATTACACTGGAGGAGGTCATTCTTCTGAAGTGAGATGGGGATTTGGTTGGAATAATGAAGGAGGTCCAGGATCTAATGATGTAGTAAGTGGAATTGGTACCAATCGAGCAGGTACATCAGCAGGTGATCATATCTGGTGCTGCCAAAGCACAACTGGTGTAAATAGAAGTATTAGAGCAGAGATTTGGGTCAAATGAGTGTATACGAAAATTATCTCGAATTTGCAAAGAAGGAGTCATACTCTCAAAAGGGTGCTGACTACTGTGCTCATGCTAAAAAGATTGTAGAGGAGGCAGAAAAACTCAAGGCAGGTACTATAACTCAAGACCAGTACCGTGCTAATACAACATATTATGAAGATCAAGACGTAGATTTGAAGTATGCTGCATCAGACTTTCACAAACGTCAGGGAATCAACTATCTGAGAGATAAGATAGTAGACTGGTATCCCAATTGATCGTATAAATAAAAACATAGGAGTTATGAGACTATGGCACAGTTAAACGTTGGTGCTATCAAAGATTTAGGAGGTATTGGTGGTTTCACCCTGTCATCAGGTGGTGTTACTGCTAACGGTACTCTGAACGTTACCAACCTTAAAGTTGATGGTAATATCAGCGGATCATCTGCATATCTCATACCGAACCCATCGGGTAACGCTAACAAGATGTTATCTACTAATGGGTCAAACCTAACATGGGAAGCGGTTTCGACAAACGCTGGTGTTAGGTCAATGCAAGTTTGGACTTCTAATGGTACTTGGTATAGACCTAGTGGTGTTAAAACTATTATGGTTACTGTAACAGGTGCAGGTGGAGGTGGATCTGGATTCTGTGAATCTGGAGGTTCTGGTGGAACCTCACAGAGACAGGTGGACGTTACTAATGTTTCATCAGTTTCAGTCACAGTAGGTAATCCAGGTGGAGGATCTAATTACTCTGGTTGCGGTGGTAACGGTAACTCATCAAGTTTTGGTGGGTATTGTAGTGCCAGTGGGGGCTACGGAGCAAACTGTCGTCAACAACACGCAGGTGGAATCGGTGGTAATGGATCAGGTGGTAACCTCAACGTTTATGGAGGTGGTGGAAACGGTCACGGTTCCTATCACTCATATGGTAACCATTCCTCTGGACGAGGATATTGGGGTGGAGGTCAACCAGCGTCACACGTTCAAAGAAACTATGGACACAATCACCAATCTCATGCAGCATGGGGTTCTGGTGGAAACGGAGCTAGAGAGGGTAACCGAGGTGCTAGAGGACGTGAAGGAGTAGTCGTAATTCACGAGTTCTACGGATAAATAAAGCATGTCACAGATTAAAGTATCATCTATAATGGATCTCACTGGTGCTAAGGGTTTCAACCTTGGCGGTGGTGGTATCATGACCGTAGGTACACTAACGGTATCTAACCTAGTGGTCAACGGTGAGTTATATGGTGACTCAAATTATATTATACCTGCCCAAGGTGGTAATGCTGGTAGATATATTAAATCTAATGGTACTTCATTGGAATGGGCAGAAGCAGCAGGTGGTGCTGGCATTAGGTCAATGCAAGTCTGGACTTCAAACGGGACTTGGAATAGACCAACGGGTGTAAAATCAATTATTGTAACTGTTACTGGAGCAGGAGGTGGTGGTTCAGGTTATGCGGAATCAGCAGGTGCAGGTGGTACATCAGAAAGAGTAATTGACGTAACTAATACATCTTCAGTATCAGTTACAGTCGGCAACCCAGGTGGTGGTTCAAACTACTCAGGTTGTGGAGGCAACGGTGGTACTTCTTCATTTGGAGGATACTGTAGTGCTTCTGGAGGATACGGTGCCAACTGTAGACAACAACATGCAGGTGGTATTGGTGGTAATGGATCAGGTGGTAACCTAAACATATATGGTGGAGGAGGATCTGGACACGGATCACACCACTGTTATGCTAATCACACCAGTGGATCCTCGATGTATGGTAGTGGTCAACCATCCTCTCATGGACAGAGAGACTATGCTCACAGGCATCAGTCGCATGCTGCATGGGGAGCAGGTGGTAATGGAGCACAGCATGGTGGTCGAGGTGCTAGAGGTCGTGAAGGAGTTGTAGTCGTGCAGGAGTTCTACTCATGAGTGTTATTAAAGTATCTGGAGCTAGGGACGTTGCTGGACTTGGTGGATTTGATTTTTCCTCAGGTTCTATTACAGCACGAAGCACTCTAAAAGTAGTTGATATCAATATCAACGGTAGTATTTCTGGTAGTTCTAACCATATTATTCCTAGTTTTTCAGGACAATCAGGTAAATTCCTATCTACAGATGGTACAAACCTACAATGGGTCACTGGATCAGGTGGTACATCTGGATTTAGGTCAATGCAAGTTTGGACTTCCAATGGCACATGGAACCGACCAAGTGGAGTTAAATCCATTAAGGTTCAGGTTGTCGGTGCTGGTGGAGGTGGTTCAGGATATTGTGAATCTGCTGGTGCTGGTGGTACCTCAGAGAGAGTTATTGACGTAACTAATACATCGTCAGTATCAGTCACAGTTGGTAACCCAGGTGGTGGATCCAACTATTCTGGATGTGGTGGTAACGGAGGATCCTCATCATTTGGTGGGTGGTGCTCTGCATCAGGTGGTTATGGTGCTAACTGTAGGCAACAGCATGCAGGTGGTATCGGTGGTAATGGTTCAGGTGGTAACTTGAATGTTTACGGTGGAGGTGGTAACGGACATGGTTCTCACCACTCTTACGGTAACCATATGTCAGGTGCTTCCTATATGGGAGGTGGGCAACCATCTAGTCATGGTCAAAGAGACTATGCCCATAGACATCAATCTCACGCAGCGTGGGGTGCAGGTGGCAACGGTGCCCAGCACGGAGGTCGTGGTGCTAGAGGCAGAGAAGGCGTAGTAGTCGTATTTGAATACTACGGTTAATAAATAACATTAAGGAGTTTTAAACTATCATGGCTAAATGGGCAATCGTACAAAAGGATACTGGACAGATTTCAGATATCTGTGATGAAGCAGATAAGTTTGATATCTATGAAGGAAACGATGCGTCAATGAAGTGGTGCGAAGTTCCTGATGACACGACTTATGAGCACTCTATGATTAATGGAGTACCAGTTCATAGGGATGACACAGAGGATCTTAGACTTAAGCAAGAAGTTGAGCGAGTGAATGCTTACGGTGATATCGGAGCACAAATGGACATGCAGTATAAAGATGCAGTCAATGGCACAACAACTTGGAAAGACCACATTGCGAATGTAAAATCAACAATCGCAGCACCTGGAACTATCGCAGAGTTTGTCGCTGATCCTAAGAAAATTCAATTAGAGGGTAGAGCATCATGGGATCCATGGGTTGACAACTGGTCACCATAATCCTATAATATCTACAACTTGATTACATTATGAAGATCGTCATTGTTGGTGGCGGTACTGCTGGTTGGATGACTGCAAGTACCCTTATAAAGGCATATCCCGAATGGGATATTACTTTGTACGAGTCACCTGATGTTCCATCAGTTGGTGTAGGTGAATCAACCACACAATTCTTTCGTATCTGGACTAACTTCCTCGGTTTGGTAGATGAGGAGTGGATGCCAGCATGTGATGCAACATATAAATGTAGTGTAAGATTTCATAATTTCCATAAAGAAAACGATGTACCTTGGCAGTATCCATTTGGATTGCCAAGGTCTTATATTTGTTCACCTGATGAATGGTTATACCTAGGATATCAGAGAGGATGGGGTAATGATAAGTTTGCTAGAGATTATTGGGTAGCAGCAGAAGCAGTAGAGAGAGGTAAGATACCAGTAGATCATCCTGAGTTTGATAAACTATCAACAGGATTTCATTTTGATGCAGTATTATTTGCTGAGTGGTTAAGGGATAACTATGCTAAACCAAGGGGTGTTAAGCATATTAGAAGAAATTTAAAGAGAAAACCTAAGGCAGATATAGTATTTGATTGCACTGGGTTCAAGTCGTTGTATAATAAGAGTGAGTGGATAGATTATAGTGACTACCTACCAAATAATAGTGCAGTAGTTACTAGGATAGGATATCAAGATAAAGAGAATCAGTTAAAAGCAGTTACTGATTGTACTGCCCTATCATCTGGATGGGTGTGGAATGTACCCACATACACTAGGATAGGTACTGGTTATAACTATTGTGACAAGTATATCTCTGATGAAGAAGCAATAGTAGAGTTTAGAAATTACTTAGCAGATAATGTGGAACCTGATGTTGGAGTATATTCTGACAAAATGTTCCGTAAGATTAAGTATAGGACTGGACGTAAGAAAGAGATATGGCATGATAATGTAGTGTCCATTGGATTATCTGCTGGTTTTATTGAACCATTAGAGTCTAATGGTTTGTTGAGTGTCCATGAATTTCTGCTAAACTTTTGTAGAGTGATGGCAGACAGGACACATGTCACACAGTTTATGAAGGATACATTTAATAACCATTGTAACTTTAGTTTCGATGGGTTTGCTTCATTCGTGGGATTACATTATGCATTGACACAACGTAATGACTCACCTTATTGGAGAGCAGTGTCACAAATTAAATATCCATATGATAATATGTTTAAAAATGCCCAGATAACATTCATGGAAGAGTCACACAACTTACATGATAAGATTAATTGGAAGCATGGTGATTCACTATGGTGTGTAATGGCAGGACATGGGTGGAATCCATTCAATCCAGTCATTGATAATACTATTCAAATGTGGGATAGTGTACCAGAGTCATTTAAACGTATGGAAATCCCACCTTGGGATGATATAGATAGTTTACCAACACCTTGGGAATATTATAAGAGAGGTATGTATGCAAATTGAGTCTATTACTATTGTTGGTGGTGGATCCTCAGGATGGATGACAGCAGCACTGTTATCATCCTTAGGTAAGTATGAGATAGCACTAATTGAATCAGAGAAAGTAAAAAGAATTGGAGTAGGAGAGTCAACACTAGGACATTTCAATAGGTTCTTGCGTAGGTTGGGACTAGAAGATAAGGATTGGATGTCTAAATGTAATGCAACATATAAAACATCAATAGCATTTAAGAATTTTAGAGAAGGTAAGGGAGAAAGATTTCAATATCCTTTTGGTAATTTTGATTTGTTTAATGACTATAAAGGAACACCAGTAACATTCTTTGAGTTACAGTCACAGTATGGTGAGGAATTATATCCACCAAGTGAGTTTGCACGTTATTGTAATCATCAAACATTTCTAGCAGAGGAATGTAGACTACCTGCTGACCATGATGATAAGAATTGTGGTAATTTTGTATTCAATGATGATACAGCATATCATTTTGATGCTGATCTATTTGGTGAGTATCTTAGAGATAATGTAGCAATACCTAATGGTGTCCATCATATTAAAGGTGACATTGAACAGGTAATGAAGAGACCCAACGGTGAAATCTCAGCAGTTATTACTAAAGAGGGTGCATGTATTCAATCTGATTTGTATGTTGATTGCACAGGGTTTAAATCATTGCTATTGGAACAACACATGGAAGTTCCATTCATTTCATTTAAAGATAAACTATTTAATGACAGGGCAATAGCAACACACATTGAATACACTGATAAAACAACACAGATGGAGACCTACACAGATTGTGTAGCACATGATAATGGTTGGTGTTGGAATATTCCACTGTGGAATAGAGTTGGTACTGGTTATGTATACTCTAGTGATTATATTGATGATGGTCAGGCACTACTAGAATTTAAGAGGTACCTTTCAGATAGATATTCACCTGAGAATGTCCAGAAATGCCACTTCACGCCCATTAAGATGAAGCATGGTAAACATGAGAAGGCATGGACTAAGAATGTTGTAGCAGTAGGATTATCATATGGTTTCTTGGAACCATTAGAATCAACAGGGTTGATGACTACACATGAATCTGCTATACTATTATGTGATGCTCTCTCAAGGAGACACGGGTTTATTTCCCGTGTAGATATAGATTCATTTAATTTTGTCACAAATAATATGATAGAAGCAATGAAGAATTTCATTGTTATGCATTATACACTTGCTCAAAGGACTGATACACAGTATTGGAGAGATTGTTTAGATGTGCAAATGGATCATGGAGGACATTATGCTGAATCAGATGCGATTGCAATGAAACTGGTCTGGGCAATACTGGATAGTCTTGATGGTGGAGCATTCCAAAACTCTGGATATACTGGACAGATGTATATTGCAGCAGGTATGGGATGGAGACCAATCACTGAGCAATTATATAAAGAACGTGCATCATTTGCTGGTAGTTCTAATCATCCAGACTTAGATGAGTGTCATGAAATGTGGCAAGCAGATAAGAAAAAACTATTAGAGTGGTGTAGAACACAACCATCACATTATGAATACTTAAGAGATAACATCTATGTTTAATCTGTTTAAAAAGAAGAAACCTTGGGTGAGGTGGTACTCAGTAGATGCTGGTGTTGCTGACTTGCATCCATGGTTCCCTGCTAGGAAATTACATAGGAAATGGAGGACACAAGCACTAAAAGATCAAGGTGCTAGGAATAGTGAGGAACGTAAGTGTCCTTGGTTGAAAGCATCACGGATGTGGAATAGACTAGAGACAGAGATGAAGGGTGAGCAGAAAAAGATACCACAAAACTATACTCATGGTGTCACATGTCCTGCTGTTACTAAAGTAATGGACAGTGGTTATATTTTGCCCTTACCTGCCGATATTCTAATTCAGACAGATGGCACTGGTGTTAATTTCCAGTGGATGTCACAAGCATTATTTAATTATGGACAGAATTATGTCAAGGCACATATCCCTGAGCAGACCATAGGCATGCGTGAGACTGTTGACCACACCAAACCAGTATTAGACTGGACTATTAAATTAGAGTTGCCTTGGAGGGTGCAAGCACATCCTGACGTGGTATTCATGCAGATTCCTATCCCATACTATGAGGAGGATAGATTCACAGTACCTACTGGCATTGCGGATCCATCATACTCATATGAAATCAATCTACAATTATTCTGGCATAAGGTAGAAGCAGGTGAGTATCTATTAGAAGCAGGTACACCATTAGCACAGTGGGTACCAGTGCATCGAGACTTCTTGACAATGAAAGGATGGGATGTTAGAGTGGAGACACAAAACAAGTGGGATCAAGAAAATAATGATATAATGGAATATCGAAGACGTAAGAATTTTCTTGAGACTGATATCCTAAAAGATAGAATTGAATCTAACACTAAAATTCTCAAACTAAATAAAAACATCAAGAGGTTTAATTAAATGGCAGACATTACCAACGAGAGAGCAAGCACACCTGCTATCAGAGCACAACAGGCAACTGAAGAAGTAGTTGAGGTTGATCTTAAAGAAGTTGCTGGTATTGAGTTGTCGAATGAAGATACAACGCTACCTGAGGGTGAATTGATTTCTTTCGATCAACTTGTTATGAATTTCCTACAGCAACACCATAATACTATGGAAGAGTATAATAAGTTGCAGGAAGCATTAGATAATATGCACTACACAAGTACTATTACTCGTATTTCACTAGAGGACTTGCAAGAGAAGAAAGATCATCTTAATAAGTTGACTGGTGCTATTGAAGCAATGGCATTGTATAAGAAGCATGTAGATCCTAATTGCACAGATAGAGATTTCGTATTTAATGATGAAGACAACACTATTGTTTCCGACACCCCTGTGGGAAATCCCTAAGGTTGGTGTTGAGAAACAACCACTATTAGATTTTATCAAATATGTAAGGGAAGAAGATCCTAATGGTAGAGTATCCTCTAATGAAGGAGGATGGCAATCATGGGATTTCATGGAGCATATCTGTGACACTAATCCCTTAAAGGATATTAAAGATGCTATCTTACGACATGCTTATGTAGTATGTGATGAGTGGTCATTCAAAGATTATAGTCTTAAGATGACTAACCTTTGGATTAATGTTAATAAGAGAGGAGACAACAACGTAGTACACACACATCCTGGTGCTGTATTATCTGGAGCATATTATTTACATGTACCAGAGTGTTGCTCAGGTAACATCACATTTATGAATACATTTGATAAGATTCATATGAAAGAGGCATGGGGTTGTAATGCTAATTTCAATAGAGGTCATCATAATGAATATAATGATGATGAGTATGATGTATATCCACAGGATGATACTCTATTATTCTTTCCTGCATATTTAATGCATAGGGTACATAAGAGTAGCAGTGACGAAGAACGTATCTCTATATCATTTAATATCTCAGCATACTCAAAACATTATTATGGAATTTATCCGAGAGAGAAATCTACTGCCAAAGAAATATCTATTTCGTCTATTTGACCTAGTGTCAGGTATGAATGGATTCCCTTGGTATTTCTTATCAGAGGATGTTGCAATAGATACCACTGGTTTTAAATTTGGTAGTCAAGAACTATTAGAAATACCAGATAGACAGAAATCATGTGGTTTCACTCATCTTTTATTAGATCAAGGGGGTATAGAGAGTCCTTACTTACCCTATTTTTATGGACTGGTAGATACTGTTGAGAGTATGTTTAATGTCCCTGTAAAGATATTTCGATTAAGATTAGCATTACAATTAAATAATGGTATAGATCACCATAATGCACCTCATACAGATAGTGAGGAGGATCATTATGCTGGTCTATTTTATTTTCATGACTCATCTGGTGAAACAGTATTCTTTGATCAGTTTGATGATCCTGCTTATGGTACAATTGAGGATAGATGGATGAGAGGTAGAACTCAGGACTATACTATTGGTCACAGGGAGAAACCTGAAGCAAATAAGTTTGTATTCTTTAATGGACACCAATATCATTCTTCATCTAATCCTACTACTAATCCTTGGAGGGTAGTATTAAACTTTAATATCAAATCAGATTATGATCTCTTCGCTGCTTACGAATCTAATAGCAAATAAACAATGGAGTACTGATGATAGTCCACAGTATTTCAAGGGTATTATTGATGATCCCAGTATATACTGTACTTGGAAGGATGTAGAGCATTGTATTAATAACCCATGGTTCTATGATTTAAAGTTTATCAATAAGAATAATAATAGTATATTAGAATTTCCACGGTGGAAGAGATTATGGTCTGACCCACCATGTTGTGAGCAAAGTATACTAATGGATATGTTTACTGATGGTCACACCATGATAGTAAACAACGCAGAGTTTATTCATAGGAAGAATCAGGAGATACTTGCAGATGTAGAGAAATATTTCCCCAGAGTAATAGCAGCAATGCACATATATTGTGGATGGGGTGGTAGTAAATCATTTAAAATACATGAGGACTTAGCACAGAATTTTATATTACAAATAGATGGGCAGACACACTGGACAGTGTATAATAATAGGAGTAGTCAATTAATAGGACAAGAGGACTTTTGTCCTATACCACAAGAGGAAATGGATATAGCAGTTGATGTTATGCTTAAACCAGGTGATATGTTATACATACCAGCGAGGTGCTGGCACTATGCTCAACCATTAACTAAACGATTAAGTATGAGCATACCCATGCAAGATATATTCTTCCCTGAGGAAGATACACCACACTTAAAGAGAATAGACAGAAAGTATTATGAGTTACCTTGAACCAATTAATCCACATCCATATATCTACAAGGATAACTATGATTTTAATTTCCCTGCTGTAAAGGATAGGGTGGATGAGTATATTGCTCAGGCAGATAGTATGACTAAGGCAAAGAAATTTGATACCTTAGAGAAGGATGGTGGTGTCACTACAGTTGTGATGGCAAATATGTATCCACCACATGATTGGGATCATTTCCATGACTTCAGAGATAATTTCTTATATCCACGTATCAATGAGATATGGGAGCGATGGAGATTAGCACCACAGGGTAAACATATTTCACAGTCATGGATCAATAGACATCCTAGAGGTGCATATACTAAGGAGCATCATCACCAAAATGTACAAGTGGCAGTATCATGCTATCTACATGTACCAGAAGGTAGTGGTCGGATCTTGATGAAGAATCCAATGGAATTACAGAAGCAAGGTGAACCATTAAACTATTACTATTATGATAGTGGTTATGATTTCGCACCTGTTGATGTTAAGACTGGTGATGTATTATTCTTTCCAGGATGGTTGAAGCATAAGACTGAGAAGAGTGCCAGTGATGAGGATAGATATATTATGTCAATCAATATAATGGGACACTATGAGTTTAACCCATGATTAAAATATACGATACAAAACTAACATCATGGGAAATGTTTGAGAAGATAGTACATCTTCCTTATACATTCACACGTATTGATGCACCACCGACTGAGCAGTCACCAGAGTTAGATCAACAAGGATTATACTGGACACACCAGTTTCATAACTTCACACCCATTGATGACCCTGAGTGGTTTCAGCATGCAGGTGTACCAGGTAGTGAGGATCCAATCTACTTAGATATACTCAATTATTTGGAACAAAATTGCCCAGGAATGCCCCCTCGTGCCAATTTATACAGCAGTTATATTAATGTATTAAGAGAGGGAAATGATCCTGGTATACATGTTGATGCACCATATTTTGTAGAGGATAACCAGACAGTATTAATATACATGAATCCACAGTGGGATCCACAGTGGGGAGGGGAGACTATATTCTTTAACCATGATTTAGATGCAGTGAGATTATGTCAACCAAGACCAGGTAGAGTGGTTATATTTGATGGGAGGATACCACACACAGGCAGACCACCAACACCCAAGTATAAACACAACAGATATATACTTACATACAAATACATGGATCCAGAAACACGTCAGAAGTTGTTTGTGGAGCATGAAATGAATGGTATGCCACCTGTCCATGATCGAGGCATCGCAGGTTTTGATCCCAACACAGTCAGTAAGATTTGGTTGCAGATGCGACAAAATGGGGTATAACTATGATAGACTACACTGATCCTAAGGATAAAATGTCATCCACTGCAATGCCAGTAACATCATTACTGAACTCTAAGGAGAAACATCTTCTTAAGAAAGCATTATTTACTTATGCTAAACAATCATATAATTCTGAAGGTAAACTACCTAAGGAACAACATGATTTAATATATCATATCGCTGAGAAATTACATCTACGATGACTGGACAAGTATTACCTTTATTCTCTCAACCAGTATACATTGACATGTTTGATATTAATGATCAAATGGTGTCTGATGTTATGAGGACTGATTATCATTTCCTTAATAATGTAGAGAATAATGGTGGCATGTCAAAGAATACTCAGTGGTTAAATTCTAATCCTGAGATTAAATCAGTAGCAGAACAATATCTGTGGCATTATCTAACTAAAGTGTTAGGTATTGGTATGGAGAGACACACATTGTGTCATCAATCATCATGGATTAATATACACCATAAAGGAGACCAAGGTGCAGGTCATTCACATACTAATAGTATGTTTAGTGGTGTAATGTATTTTAAAATACCACCTGATTCTGGTGAGATACTGTTTCATGTACCTGCAATGTTTCCAACATATGTGACACAGACAGTATTACCTGATATTGTAGAGTCTAACATCTATAATATGAGGGAAGCAGTTATTCAACCTGTTGATGGAATGATTATATTATTCCCATCACATCTACCACATACTATTAATGTTAATAATAGTGATGAGAAGAGATATAGTTTAGCATTTAATTATTATCTCAAGGGTGCATTTGGATTTGATGATTGCTATTTAACATTATGACAATACCTATTCTATTATCGGAGGCAGTAAGATTGGAATTAAGAAATATACTCAAATCTCTGAAGGTAGGGATGAAGGTTAAACTTAAGGACGGTGAAGCAGGTCTTATTACATTTGTAAGTGATGATTATATTACTGTTAGCACAAATCGTTGGGAAGATCCTAACTCAATGCATGGATATAGAGAGACAGTGGTATTAGTATATCCCCACGAATGGGAAGATATGTATATTGAGGATGAGCATTTTTATAACCATAAGAGTTATAAAGGTAAGGTAAATGACCATCCTGGTAATGAAGATTTACCATCAGATATTACAGGTAAAAAGAAATGAGATTAACACAAAAGGTAATTGATCAAATTCAATTAGCAATGACACACACCAAAATGAATGGTGAGACCAACTGGAAAGATGGTGATGAAATAGATGTATGTCTAGGTGGTACATTTGCTGGTGATAAGTTTATCAGCATTATTAATAGGACACGCAGCAATACAACAAAGCAATGAGTGACGAATTTCATTTAGATATTGACAAGGCATTAGAGAGTGCTAAACAAACAGATCTCAATGGTTTCACTAAGGATAAGAAACCTGATGGTCTGGAGTCAGTTAAAGCAGCAATAGATAATGCTGAATTCTTATGTGGATTAGATAAGAATATTATGCAAGCATTAATGAAGGGTGAGTATACATATCTTGAAACAAGTAACTCAGTGGGTAGACAAAGTAAAAAGATAGTGATAGAATATGATATAACCTATCCTAAAAAAGATTGAGAGATACAATATTATTTGGTGACTGTAGGAAGACACTGACTCAATTTGATGAGAAGGCACGGATGTGTGTCACATCACCACCTTATTATGGTCTTAGAGACTATGGTGGTAAGGATGAGCAAATTGGACAAGAGCAGTCACCAGAGGAATACATCAAAGAAATGGTGGATGTATTCAGACTGGTCAGAGATAATTTAACTGATGATGGCACCTTATGGGTTAATATTGGTGACTCATATTATAATTATAGGTCTGATGGTAATTATCCTAAGCAATCAGTAGCAAAGACTAGACAGGATCTACCACAGAGCACACCATTAAGAGGTAATAAATTAAAAGGTTATAAGAGTAAGGATTTAATTGGAATCCCTTGGATGCTCGCATTTGCCCTGAGAGCAGATGGATGGTATTTGAGACAAGATATTATTTGGCATAAACCAAATCCAATGCCAGAATCAGTGAGAGATAGATGCACTAAATCACATGAGTATATCTTTTTATTGAGTAAGAGTAAAAACTATTATTATGACCACGAAGCAATTAAAGAGAAGGCAGTAGGTGAGCGATGGGGTGGCAACACACCCATTAATATGGATAATACTAAAGATACTGATAACACATTCAGTGGACTCACACGTCCTCGTAAAATGGTGTATGATAAAAGAAACAAGAGATCAGTATGGAAAGTAACAACTAAAGGATATAAGGGAGCACATTTTGCAGTATATCCACCTGAGTTAATTAAACCTTGCATCATGGCAGGTAGTGAGAAGGGTGATATCATCATTGACCCATTTATGGGTAGTGGCACAACAGCAATGGTGGCAAAAGAGTTAGGACGTAATTATATTGGTTGTGAATTAAATAGTGATTATCAAAATATTATGAGGCAAAGATTAGGATTATTATGTGGAGAATTTGGAAGTATAGTTTAGGCAGTTTTAATGATGAAACAACGAAAGAGTATGATAATTATGTGGTCATTATTCGATCTCTTATCTTTATCAGTTATCTTATTACTAATTGTTTTATTATATCAGGGGTGATTCGACATTGGGGCAGTGTGCCAGTTAAGGAAGTGTCACACGATGCGTTGTGTGGCGTAGAAAATGATGTATTATTAAAGAGTCAAACAAATACATCTACAAATGACAACAGTATTAACACAAGACCTAGATAGACTCACAGAATTTACTATTAAAGAAGTAAATCGTTATATCAAGGATGAGTTTCGTATTTATGGTAAGACTCTTCAAGATATTAAAGAGCAGATGAATACAGCAGACTTCACAAAGTTATTTCAATACATTGTTAATGAAGTAATTGAGTCAGGTATTGAGAAACTTGAAATTGATGGAAGACGTGAGGAAGTATCAGGTTATGATTATGTTATCAGAGACACACCAGTAGAGTTTAAACTCATGGGTGGTGAGTCTAAGGCATCATTTGCAACAGGTAACAAGACATCACACTTCGGTGGTGCAAAGACCAATATTGTATGGTCAATCAAATACACCTTTAAGGACAATCAAATCGATTCTTTCGGCATGGTTGTTATTGACACAGATTTGACTGAATCAAATGTTTGGAAGTCTTCTAAGGGACGTAAGGACTCATTCAGCACACTTGAGTTAATGATAGGTGAGGAGGATTGCATTCTATCTCAGTATGGTATTGTAAAACCTGCACAGAAGAAGTTACACTTCCTACCATTACCAACACGCACATACATAAGTGCTTGACAATAGGAGGATATGAGTTTATAATACTTGTATCCTCTTTTAATGTACATGGGATTAGAGTTAGATAAAACATATCATGTAAATTGTGTTGCAGGTATGCAACAAATGGATGAGGAGTCGGTCGATTTGGTTGTGACATCACCACCATATGATGACCTTAGGACATATAATGATAGCAGTAAATGGTCAATGGATATATTCTATTCAGTTGCAGCACAACTGGAGAGAGTCCTAAAACCTGGTGGTGTTATTATGTGGAATGTTAATGATGCTACTATAAATGGTAGTGAGTCAGGCACATCATTCAGACAAGCATTACATTTTAAAGATGTATGTGGTTTGAGATTACATGATACAATGATATATGAGAAGACTGGTATAGCATTTGCTAGTGGTCCTAAGTCTGTTAGATATAGTCAAGCATTTGAATATTGTTTTATATTATCTAAGGGTAAACCAAAGACTACTAATATTATTTGTGATAAACCAAATAAGTGGGCAGGTGTTACATCATGGGGTAATGCAAGAGGACGTGGTAAAGATGGTAAGTTAGTTGTAAGAGATAAGAAGACGAATCCCATACGAGAGTTTGGTGCTCGTAATAATATCTGGAGAATTAACAACAGTGGAGGATTTGGACAATCAAATAAGAATGCCTATAAACATCCTGCTACGATGCCAGAAGAATTGGCAAGAGGTCACATTCAAACATGGACAAATGAAGGTGATGTAGTATTGGATCCATTCATGGGTAGTGGCACAACAGCACAAATATCAATAGAAGAAAACAGACACTTCATTGGATTTGAAATTGATGATACATATTATGATATGTGTAAAGATAGAGTTGCACCACTTCAAGACAATCTACTTACTAGATTAAATGACATTAAGACGTAAGGTATGGGTTACACCTATATCTAAGCAGAGTAAACTAACGTTTTCAACCTACTTAAACAGTAGAAATATTGTTACCTTAGAGCACAAGAGGTCTGATAAGATATTTCTATCAGCACCAGACAATCCAGACTTTTGGTTTTGGATTAATGTAAAAGATGACCCAAATTGGGAGTATAAAGAACTATGACCTACAGCAGTGAGACACTACAAGATAGTGCAGCATCATACCAAACTTCACCACTAAATGAAGAGACTAGCAAGTCACTAGCAGACCACAGAGCAGATATTAATTGTTGTGTAGCAGCAGTTAAAGATGTATTGGAAGAGTATGTTGAGTCACAAACTCTCACAGCAGGTGAGTTTGTTGATGCAGTGAAGACAGCACTAAATGATTTGGAAACACATCACGAGTCACGCTTAAAAGTGCTCAAAGATGCCCATTCATTGCTCGTTGGTGCCCCCAAATATGATAAGACGTTTATCACAGAGAAATTTAATCATGGCACAGGATCCTACTAAGAAGGGAGAAGAGGCAGCAAAGGCACTTCAAAAGGTTATTGAATTAACCAATCAAATTGCAGGTAATGCTGATGCATTAAATGACAATATAAGTGAGAGAATTGAAGCATGTGAGGATCTAAAGAAGATACTCAAGGATGCACAAGATGCACAACGTAATTCCTATAAACAATGGAGAGCAAGTGACTAACGAATTAGTTAAAGTTATTGATGATTACTTTCCACCTTGGTTAGTTGACATAGTATCTAAGGACACTGAGAGTATGCCTGTAAAGTATACTAACTCACCTTATGCTGATTTTGATAAAGCACGATTCTTTGGTACTATGTTATACTTGGATGACAAGTTCCAAGATTTACCATACTATTGGTTTGTTGATTATTTTAATAGATGTATTTACAATGATATATGTAAAGAATTAAACATAAATCATTGCCACAGAATATTACTTAATGGACAATTACCAGGACAAAATGGATGTAACCATTGCGATGCTGATAGTAAAGATTATCTCACAATTATATACATGGCACATGGAAATAGTGGGGATACAGTTATTGTTAATGAAGAGGGCAATGATGTTGAAAGAATATCATTTAAGGAAGGAAGGATGGTAATATTTAATAGTGCAGAATATCATAGAGGTGAAGCACCAACCGAAGGATATAGAGTTAGTTTAGGTGCAGTTTATCCATTAAAACCAATTCAAGAGTTATACTCACCATTTATTACACCACTGACATGAATAACAATCACCCACTATCTGATACACTACTTGATAAGATTCAACATGAAACTTATGGACTATTTCCTACACCAGTAACGAAATATACATGTCCTAATCATAAAGAATTGAAAGAGCAAATTCTATTATGGATGAATGAAAGTAAGATACTTGAAAAACATGGTAGAGAATCTATTTGTCATAATGTTGTGCAAGTAGGTAATAATAATGAATGTGTAAATGCAATCCCTGAGTTACACAGAACTATTATAGATGCAGTTGATAAGCATAATAATAATAGTATGAAGTATAAGTCTAATTTCTCAATTAATGATAGTTACCTTGAGTTAGCATCTGAAGGTGCAATTTATGCACCACATGAAGTTAGTAACTGTTTGTTTAGTTTGTGTTATTTTATTAACTACAATAAGGAAGACCATAGTTATATTAAATGGAGACGTAATATTGCTTCAGCACATTATCCTATCATTCAAATTGATAGCACAGAGTTAACACCATATAATATGACTGAAGCAACATTTGAAATTAATGAAGGTGATATTATTATATTTCCTGCTAATTTGACTCATGGTTATGATACTAACCCTAAGAATGAGAGAATTACATTAACAGCAAACATTACACCTAGTAACTAATGCAATTTCACAAATATAAACTAAATGAAGGTGATACAATCGCATTCAATCGTAGAAATACAATTAAAGATTTAATTGCAGATTATATGACCTCGGATGCATCACCAGAGCAAATTTATACTGAATTTCAACAAGAATTACAAGAGTATGTAAGATTTCACAACAAATATAGTGAGAAGGCAACAAAGTTGCATGCATACTTCAGTGGTGGTAAAATACCTAAAGGCAACCGATTATAATGTGGATCTCAACAAAGACCAATTAAAGGCAATCAGAGGATGGTTAAGCATCAAGAGGATGTATAAACCTTATGAGGAAAGAGGGGACTGTAACGTCCCTAAGGGGTGCTTATGGAATGAGAATGACCACGATTTACTGGTGAAGGTTGAAGCAGAAATAATGAGACGGTTTCCAAAGTGTCCACCTTGGTCACCATACGGTCGATTTTCGGATATAATAGAAGAGTCAAAGCAATTCAACCTTAAAATGACTTCAAACACACTCACCAAAGAAGATTTTGACTTGATTGCTCAAGTCTTCAGCAGTGCAGCAGCACTGGATATCGATACCAGACTCGTAGAGGATGGTGATACCACACATGACCAGTTTTCAGCAGTGTGGGATAAAGTAATTGACAGAGGTAATTAAATGTCAGTTACTATTACATTTGAAAATGCAGAGTTTATGGCATTATTCGGATATGTTAAAGATAAATATGATAACATGTCTGAAAATGTCCAAAAATACTCAAAGGATAATGAATACGGATTATCCAACAATATAGAGGATTATATTGTTAATGATGTATACAACAAAGTTGCATCTCGTATGGGTTACAATCACACTATTCTTGGAGATTAATTAAATGTCATCACTACATCATGAAACACTACTTGAAACATGCTATGATGAAGCATGGACTGATTTTGCTAAAGAGCATGGTCTAACATTTGACCAATTAGATGCACTAGACCAATCTAGTGAAAGAGGTTATTTACCAGTAATAGCAGAGGAAGCACAAAGACGTTTTGAAGAATTATGTCAATGAATACATTACAATTATTAGATATATGTGATTCTCAACGGAGAAATCATGTATCAGGATATGTTGAAGATGTATTCATTACATATGACAGCATATGGGATGGTGACAAGAGATTATCAGCATTTGTTATTACAAATAAAGATAATACCACTTATAAAGTATCACAAAGACATCGTATTAAATATAATAATATTGATAAATGGGATTATGCTCAAGTTAGTGAATTTGATACAGTAGCAGATGCAAAGCAATGGATATTTGAGCATATTAATAGATTAGACACACAAATAATGTTAACTCATGGCATCAATAACTAGCACTGTTATTAACAACGAATTTAGTTATCATCACGAAAATATATTCATTAGTGATGATAACATTGTTGTGGATAGTATACAACTTCCAGCATATACTATTACTGAAAATAATACTAAATTTGAGTTAAATCAAAGACTACCTTGTAAATTAAATAATATAGAAGGTATGAAAAGGTATTATCAAACTAGAGTAGATAATAAGCATTTGTATAAATTTCAAAATAAGACATTGTGGACATATGAAAGAATAGACACATATGACACACTAGCAGAATGTAAGATATTTATTGAAGGATATATTAATGAAGAGGTAACACAACGCATTCTAGCAGCACAAGACGAGATTAATAAAACCAGTTGAATTAGTGGCACAAGATAATAATATTACCTTAGAATATCCTTTATAATAGAGATAACAACACAAAAACTCTAAATGAATCCAGTATTAAAGCAATTCATCGATTACGTTTTCTCATTCTACGGATGTCCTGATGATGTCCTATATCCACTTGTTAAGGATAATAGGATGGTCACTAAGGGTGAAATCTATCAAGCATGCAAAGTGTATAACGATAGATTAATGAAAGCATCCGCAGGATCTTTTTATACTTGGGGTGATGGTGATTCACTAGACAGAGAGAGAGTCAGAGACATTTTAATAAATGACTTTGATTTCGTAATGAATTGAAACAATCAGTGGACAATCCACAAAGTGACCACTAAACCCCCAAATGGGGGTTTTTTCATGTATATTGATAGTGGGGAAACAAACCACCTCGATTTAAGACTTTCAAGGTAGCGGATACCACACCAGAAAACGCTTTTAAATCGAACTTAAGCATTCAAGGTGCGTTTTGTTTCCTCTCGTCCTTTACAACAGACTACATGCCAACTAGAGCAGCATCTACGACAACCACTCGCAAGAGAAGGACTCGTAAACCAACTGCAAAGAAAGCAAGTCCAGTAAATCCAACATCAACAAAACCTTTAGAAGTTGTGATTACTGAAACAGTGAGACCATCTACACTGTTGAAATTTGAAGACTATAAATCAGACTTCAAATTAAGATGGGAAATTCACACTTATGAAATCAATGCACTAATTGATGACATTAAGAAGTTACAACCCTATGCACAGCAAGTTGTAACATATTGTAAGAATTCCTACAACACACATTTCAACCAAACCACTTGACAAAGTGGCACACCCTACCGACCGTAGGGTGTTTTTTATGGTTATAATAGATGTATAAGCAATTCACAAGGACTTTTTAATTATGTTTTTCAAGCATGTTTCACTTCACGAATATGACCTAACAGATAAAGGCATATCTCAGGCATGTTACGATGAATTGGTTGCAAGTGGCAACAACTCAAATGAGAATCAACTTCGCATACTTGCAGACAGTATGAGAGAAGAATTCAAAGATTACATGAGACCTTTATTCGCTTAATTCTTATTAATTATCATGCTAAACTCACTCTCCGACCTATTAGAAACATGGTGTAAATCACAAGACTTAGAGTTTCTAAGTGCTGATGATTTACTACATGGTTACTATCAACAACTCACCATAGAGCAACGTGACTGGTTAACAGATTACATTGACTTATGGGACAAAACACAATCATTTGAAATTGCCTAATCATGCCAACTAATGCTAACGATTTAATGCCCGAAGGATTCAATGGTGAAATCAACTACAATGATGATGGCACTATTAATCTAAATGGCAACATCCTACCAGAGGATTTACAAACAGTATCAGAAATTGTATTTGATACTATTTCTAATTGTGGTCTATTTGATGACTACGGTAGTTTTTCATTTCAAATAAACATTAAACCAGAGGACTCAAATTATGAATAATCAAGAGTTTATCTTTGAATGTAGAATTAAATGCAACAAAGAGAATGCACCAAATCCAGTGCAATTATGTGAAGCAATTCAAGAGCACATCCAATCTGTAAACTGGTATGAATGTGGTGTAAATGCTGATGTAATAGGTTATAATGTTACTATTAACCCATTTATTCCATTTAATAATGATTAAGTTAAGACCACATCAAGCAAGAGCACTTGAATCAATGAAAACCTCTAATAAAGGTCAAATTGTAGTGCCTACTGGTGGTGGTAAAACTTTCATTATGATTCAAGATTGCAAGGCAAATCTTGATAACAACACCACTGTAATTGTTGCACCTCGTATACTATTAGCACAGCAATTATGTGATGATTTTATACAACAATTAGACGATAATATTAATATATTTCATATACATAGCGGACGCACTTCTTACGATAGTTCTACTAAACCACATGAGATTGAAGAGTGGGTTAGTAACAACGAAGGAAGCAAATTACTGTTTACAACTTATCACTCTTTGAAGCAAATCATTGAGAGTGGTATTAACATTGATAACATATATTTCGATGAAGCACATAACTCAACATGTAAATCTTTCTTTATTAGTGTAGCAGCAGCAAGTCAAATTGCATCACGTTGTTATTACTTTACAGCAACACCTAGAGTGAGTTATAAACATCATAGAGGGATGAATAACAGTGGAGTTTATGGTAATATTATTGAGAATGTGCCTGCTCCAGAGTTAATTAACAATGGAAGTATTCTACCACCAACTATAGTGCCATTTGAGGTTAATACACATTTTAATAAGGTAAATGCATATGTCCATCATGCATTAACAGTTGAAAATTACATTGATTCAATAACAACAACTGATACACCTAAAGTGTTAATTAGTGTCCCATCTTCCAGGATTTTAAATAACATGTTAGGACATACTTCTCTACTCAAAGAGTTAGAAACTCGTGGGTATGAAGTATTACACATTACAAGTAAATTTGGTGCTTATGTTAACAAAACTAAAGTCAATCGCACGACATTCTTTGAAACTCTCAAACAATGGGGTGAAGACGATAACAAGAAATTCGTCATATTTCATTACTCGATTTTATCAGAAGGCATTAATGTTAGTGGACTCACTCATACTTTATTCTTGCGAAACCTTAACGTCATCGAAATGGCACAAAGTATTGGTAGAGTTATTAGACTTAATAAGCAAGATTCCATTAACATTAAAGAAGGCAATCTTCCTGCTGGCAATGTTAGTTTGTATCGCAAATCCACTGGTTATTGTGTTATTCCTATTCACAAATCTTATGGCACTAAGTGTTATAAAAGAATCGAAAGAATAGTTAATGATATATTCATAGATGGCACACACACGCATGCGGTGTGCTAGTCCGCAAAGTGTCCACTATTCCCGCACAGGACACGGAAATGCACTATAATAAAGACATCGGAGGGAAACCAACCGATTTTCATTCTTACAAACAACTCTTTTCAAACATGCGTAAAATCGAATCACAAATGAATTCAGCAATCAGAAGTAACACAAACTTCTCGAAAGCAAATACACAAGTGACTTGGGAAGATCGCATTGCTAATGTATACTTACATGGCAATCTAATTGCTAGAGTGGGTGACACATTTGTGCAAATCTTTGACGGTGGATGGCAATCAAATACAACTAAATCACGTCTAAATGCATTGCTAGACGAGGTTTCTTACGGTTGCCGAGTGTTTCAAAAAGACTGGACATGGTATCTAAGTGGAAACAAAATGGGCACAATGCCATTTTTCTCAGGTATGAATGTTGAGTTAGACTAACACTCAATCGTCCTAAACATGACGCTAAACTGTTATTCAACGTCCTTTATTTGTTGCCTTAATTATGTCAAACTCAGTGAATGTTGCTTTGCGTTTTCTATCTGAAGATCTCGCTAAATGTCAATCAGGCAACGAATTACTAGCAGTAATTGATGCTTACCTATCAGCATCATAAATGACACTTAGAGGGGATAATCTCCCCTCTTTCTTTATACCTACTGGTATCACTACTAAATAACACATTACGAGGTTAATTTCAATGCTTTCACTAACAACTAAGGATACAATGAATAGTGATACATTGCTGAGAATCTATCAGACAGTAATTAACACTAATCCAATCAAATTACAACCCCAAAGTGTATACAATGCCCCAAGATCCAGGAAATTAAGTATACTCAACGATTAAACAATATCTCCCCTTAATTAACAACTACCCACGCTATTTTTTTTATTAACTAACAACTATGCCCAAATTATCAACAATCGTTTCTAACATTAATGACACACAGACTATAGAAGAAAATGTATATATTCTTGCAAATTGTGTAGATGATAGTTATAAGAATGCATATGGAAGTAGAGAGATTAAATGTAAAGTAAGCAAGGGAAGAAAGTATTACAAATTAACATTTGATAATTCAGTACATTGCTTTGTAGATGTAAAGAATGGTGATGTATATAAAGCAGCAAGTTATAACAAACCTGCTAAACATGTAAGATATAACTTATTAACTAACCCTAACGATTGCTTCGCTAAATGTGATTGGGCAGGTGGATATTTGTATATGAGGTAATAACAAACAATGCTAATTCATTCACTAATTAACAACAATTCAATGAAGTTTTCCACAGGTAATTCACAATTAGCGGACATACTTGTGGAAAATAGTGTATATTTTAAATATGCAAATAAATGTATTAGAGTGTTATTTAAAGACTGTAATATAGACTCTAGTTAGTGTTATCTAAGAGCGTAACATACCGAGATTTTTTTGTCAACAACCTAACGAAATATGTCAAAACCCACTAATACCTTGACATTGCAATCGTTTTCGGTTATTATTACATTGTTAGCACAATTCCAATGGGAAGGACTTACAAACGTAATGACCCTTATTCATCACATAAAGCGAAATCTTTAAGGGAAAAACGTAAACAATCGAAGTCTAATTACAAGCAACAAAATGTTAACGATTCCACAAGTCCTGTGGAAAAGTATAACAAACCCCGCACACAGTTTAAAACACATACGGAGGACAATCACAGTGGACGAAACTAACTACAACCCCTTGCAATCTGATTGGGTTGATGATATGTTATTCGAGGACGATTACACCACCACAGATGAAACAATCAATGAGGATTAACCACACTATGTGTTAACTACATGCCCCTAATCGCCCCCCTATTCTTTGCCCTTTCTTGCCCTTTATTGCTATGACTAAAGTAACAACAATTCAATCACAATTTCCCCCTGTAGATGTTAAACTGTGGGAAAGAGGTAGGAAACACTTTTGGTCGTATAATTACCCTAATTGTAGTAAGTATGGACCCTTTAAATCTGAGAAGTTAGCATTACTTGATGCAACACGATTAACGGAGGGAAACTAATGACAATTCCAGGAAAGATTGCATCTATTCTTGATAATTACGATAAAGGATTACTAGGACTAAATGATACAATCGAAATGGCACAGTTGTTGATAGATACGGGGTTAAATGATACCCTGTTACAGTATCAACAATTATGTGATTATTACATAGCGGAAGGGTTATGTTATGATGTGCAATATGTGGAGTAATTAATACATAGTAGCATAACAGTTAATAACATATAGGGACAGTTATTTCCGTCCCTATATTAATAACTTCCCTATCGTTAACCTACAACAGTATCCTGCCGATAGAAAAATATTTCCCAGTAAAAAAATTCCCCCAGTATGTCGAGTCCCCAGAGGTTGAAAGAAAAACAAGACCTAGAAGAAAAGTATAAAGACTTGATAGGTCGCCCGTGGCCTGGTAGACGTTATCCAGGGTGCTACGAGGTTATACAGAAGTATGTCAAGATGGAATTGGACAGGGACTTGAAGAGTTTCGCAGGACTGTATACGTCTTTCAAGGATGAGGCGGTAGCAGAAGAGAATGGGGTATGGATTACAAAACCTCAGTGGGGTGAGCCATTAGACTTCTCAGTTATACAGAAGAATGACCTACTCCTCTATAAGATATACAGCGAGGCATTGGGAGGTGGTTACTCAGTGAAACTGAAGGATAGGTCACCCAATCATGGTGCAATGTATCTTGGTAATAAGTTTATTCTTCATCAGGTATGGCAAGAGGAAAGTAGAATAGATGACCTTACACATCCTTCTTGTATGTTATATCAGACATCTTGTGTAGGTGTAATTCGTGAGAGCACTACATAAAGCAGATGAGTGAAGAAAATGTAACTATTATGTCTAAAAGATACACCTTAGAAATACATGAGGATGAATATGGTGAGATATATCTACAATTACCTGACGAATTACTTTCAGAGTTTGACTGGGAAGTTGGTGATGTGTTAGAATATACAGAGGAGACAGATGGGTCTCTTTGTTTATCCCGTGTGAATGAATGAGATACAATCAGATTTGTTTAACGCTATTAGTGATTATTAACATTATTAGTCTTATAAAAAATTAGCGTCTGGAAAAAAATAGCGAGTGGCATTATGGGAAAATACGTGCATGGTGACGTAACCGAAACAATAGAACCAGAGATACCTCAGTTTGAGAGCGATGCAGAATTCATTAACTGGGCATTTCAAAAACAATCAGAAGCAATTAAGACTCTTACTAAGAGAGTAGAGTTCCTGGAATTGGCGTTGCAAAAAATCCCTCCTCCTGGTGCTGATATGATTAAGTATAAAATTCCAGGTGACGACCAATATTCTAACCTAAAGCAATTGCTGGATAATCTGTTTGAGAGACTAAATACCTTAGAAGAGAAGTCCCAATAGATGCCCGCATACGTCCAGGAGACTGGTAGAAGTTTTCCCAACCCTACTGAGAATGGTAACTTTGTGCAGACGTTTAAGCGTCCACCTAACGGAGACTATCGTTCACATGGAGACTACCCTGGGGTAGGTACTGGACAAGACTATAATATTACTTTCGAGGGTCATGGTCCAGGAAGTATGCCATTGGGTAAGGATATAGTTCATTACCTAGGCGATGATGACCCAACTATCCTAGGTGCTTCTAGGACTGCCATATACAGGCATTACAGAGGGTCTAAGGACGACCACAAGTATACCAATACTCCTGAGATACAAAGACAGGATATGGGTTGCGAGAATGAATCTTGGAAGAAAGCAGCGAGTGGATATAATAAAGAGCCTAGAAGTGGTGCCCCTGTCTTTTGGTTAAGTAAAAAGGCAGTAGAGAATGCTGTACCTATCAAGCAATGGTATTCTTATTGGCCTGATGATACCCAACTATGTGCTGGTAGTAACGTTCCTACTGGATTAAATGGCACAGGTTGTGGTAGAAACAAGTATGAGGAGTGTAATTTACTAGGATATGGGTTTGCTACAGAGGCACATGCTCAAGCATACTGTGGTCCAGGCGAAACACCAGTCCCTTTATACGAATATTTGCATCCTGACCCAGATCATTTCTATTGTATAGACCCAAGTGAGGAAGTAAACCTCGCTGACAACTCACCAGTTGCCCCTCTAAACGCTTTAGACAAGGAATATTCATATCTGGGTATCCTTGCTTGGGTATTTAAGACTGATATACCAGACCAACCCAACAAAACAGTCATTGATATTGGTAAGAAAGGTCCTACTGGGCAGTGTATTAATAAGTCTGGTTGGTATGCCTATACTAATGATGCTCAACAGGACTATGATGAAGCTGATGGTGGATGGTCTGAGTTCATGTATCGTCAGATGCGTGACAGTAGTGGTAATAATGTTGAAGGACCACCCTGTGTTAACGGTTGGGGTAACCCAGATAACGTAGAAGCACTATCAAATGATGCATTTTTCGAGTGGTCATATGGTTTAAGCGGTGCTGTTAAGGCAGCAGTGCCTAGATTCCTCGGTTTTGAGGACTCCTATGACTCACAATTCCTCTATTATCTGTATGATACGTCGTATCCGTGGAATGGACCTATATTTTCCTCACAGTATATCATCAGTAATGCTAAGTGTTGCCCTAATACCACTGACCCAGAGGGTTGTCCACAGTGTGCTCCAGTGTGGACCTACCATTCTCACTTCTATGAGATACGTGAAGACTCATGGGAGACTACAAAATCCCGTATTACCATCTCAGACCAGAGCTCAGTCGGTGTAAAGGAGTCATTTTTCACTATTGACACCGAAAGTAAGCGTATTTTCTTCCGTTATACTACCCGTACTGGTGATTGGAATAGCGGAGACCAGATAAATGGGTGGGATATTGTCTCAGTTTACTATTTTGGAGACCAATTGAAGTGCGGAGTAATGGAATTTACTCAATTTGGTGCGGTTGGACAGGATTTTACTTACCAACAAGCGTTTACAAGTAGTGATGGTGGTGAAATTGAGGTGTTAGCAGGTTACGGAATAGCAAATAAGGTCGCTTTTACTGGTGTATATGAATTTCCCAAGAAGGTTTCTTACTGGAAAGTCCAAATAAACCCAAAAGCACTCATTCCGTTTAGGACATTAGATGAAGCAAAGCTAGAAGCAGTCATAGATAACGATGGAAGTGTCGCTGCGGTCAATATTATTAATGGTGGTAGGGGTTTTGTCCAACCTACAATCTCTATAGTCCACCCTAGAGAGATGGAAGACTTCTCTCCTAACGATACTGCTAAGTTTATGGGTGATTCAGTCTCTATGGATGAGGACTGGAAGAAGACATTTAAGACACCAGAGTCCTCTCAGACCGTCCATGATCAAGTTAGAGACACCCAATCGACCTTTGGTGTCCATACAGGTGCAATTCCACTCCCTCAGGATAAGAATAAAGACCGTTTGAAGATGCGTAAAGCAACCCTAGAGATAGCTGAGTTGAATGCACTAGGTGTAATCAAGGCAGTAAGGGTAGTAGATGGTGGTGCAGGGTATTCACAGGCAGATTTACCTAAGATAATGGTAGTTGAACCTGAGCATATCAAGTGGGATCTACAAAAAGAGGACGGAGCACCCGACCCACAGGCATTTGGTGACACAGGTAAAGAGTTAACCGACGGTATTGGAGGTGGTATAGAGGGTGGTGTGCAAGGAATGGAAGAGGAAGGAAGCAATAGACAGTATATTGACTCATCATTTGAGCTTATTAAGTCGGGTAGAGCAGTAGATGTGCCTGATAGTTACATCCGTGCAGCAGAATTAATAGATGATACTACCTCATACTGTATGAATCTACCTGCTGGGTGTATCGAAATAGGTCCTGGTGTAGGTCAAGTCGCATCATCACTACCTGGTAGGGAGCAATTTGAGGTAGTGAGCTCTTTAAATCCAGGAATTGCACAGTTTGAGAAGGAAGTAATGCCTTTCGCACAGCAAGCTGCACAGCAGACTGACCAATATGTTGAGAATCAGTCGCACTTATACGGTCCTTTCGGTAAGGATAGGTGTATTAAGTCGGGTCAACCCAAACTTTACAACATTCAGAGGTGGTTTGACATCCCATGTGCGTATCTTGACGTGGGTGATGACGGTGAGCAGAAGGCATTTGGGTGGTTACCTTACAAATACTGTGCATCTCACGACGACCTTGCGTCATATAGAGTGTCTATTGAGTGTGAAGGTAAGGTTACTGGATCTCAAGGCGGTAACTTTATGGATTATATGAAGACTTTACCCAAACCTTTTATGATGCAACGCAGAGACGCACCAAATAATGCAGGTAAACGCATGTGGAATTGCAAGCGAGGCTCTATTAAGGGAAGATGTTACCGTGACCCTAACAATAGTGCGGACATTATATTCGTACCTGTGGGATTAGATGAGAATACTTGGGACTATAACCGTGCAGGGTTTACAGAATTAGAGCAATTGCAGATATGGGCGGGTACCAATATCAGTAGTAGTGCTGCGGTACAGACATGGTTGGGACATCCCACAGCAGGTGACCCAGCTGGCACACCTCACAGTGTGGACTATACAGCAATTACCGTTGCTACACCCACTAATGGGACTATACCACCTAACGAGTGTTGGGACAGTTACGTACGTGGTGTGAATGCAGCAGACGGACCGTTAGATGTGTACTGTGGATATGATAGTAACGGAAACGGTCTAGCAGGAAACACATGGTGTCAGACATCAGAGCTCTTTGATTCATGTGCTGCACTAGACAAATGTATGGATGCGTCAATTGCGGTTAACCCTAACCGTATTAGTGGTAGTGGTACCAATGCAAGAATGCTACTGGGACCCTATAATGGTACAATGACTGTGCGGAATAATCTAACAGGTAGTATTGAAGCACTAGATAGAGCTATACGGAATTATGGTAATCCATATTTCGATGAATGTAGTGAGCAAGACTCTTGGACTGACGGTACTACACTGAATGAGGACTTTAAGTAATGGCATACGGTTTCCTACGACCAGTATCATCCCTTAACGGACTACCTTGTAGTGGTCATGGACTCTGCTTGCCTTCTACTGTCCACTCTGTACAGGCATGTGGTACTCCACCAATACCTTATAGTATTACTATTAAGAATTTCACGTGTTGGTGGCCTCCGATGCCTCTCATTCCCATGATGCCAATCACCCCATTGCGGGCGACTGTGCTTGTGAATGGGATTCCTATCAGTTTGATGGGAGATACGTTCATTCCGCACATTTCTGTGTGTACAAATATAGTAGTATACATTTGTCCGTGCGGTAAAGCGATGTGTCCTATTCCCACACCCATTCCGTGTTCTATCCTAACTATAGAAGACATGGGTGGTATTGGACATATAAGGACTTTGATGGCAACAACGATAACCGTTTTTGCACTCAAGAGACCAATTGCAAGGATTCTGGATCCACTAGGGGTGGGATTCCCTGGATTTAGTTACCCTTGTTCATCAGTGGTTGCCTGGGGGCACCCAACTGTGTTAGCATCTTAGTAAATTAATTTAATTATGGCAAAATCAACAACTGGAGCATGGGGTACTGGGTCATATGTGATTCCTAACCCGAAGAAAACTCGTCAAGGGAGGAGTGCAAACACCAAATATGCAGCAACTTCTAGGAATGGCAAGAAGAAAGCATACAAAGGTCAAGGAAAGTGAGCTAAATAAAATGGTAAGAGTAGATATTGCCCAATTTGTTATAGATCAAGGTATGGTGTTAATAACCGACCCTAGATGTGATAAATATTTTCATAGCAAATTACAAGAATGCCATCATACAGATTCAGATCTGAAAAATATGTCTCCAGAGGATTCAAAGACTTAGCAATATCCTTTAATGCTAACCCTTCGACTGGAGATATTGGCGTGGTAAAAAATGTAAATGCTATAAAGCAATCGGTGCGTAATCTAATTCTTACCGAATTTGGAGAGAGACCATTTCAGCAGAATATCGGATCTCGTGTCAAAGCACTATTATTCGAACCATGGGATCCATTCTCAGTGGATTCCATCAAAGGAGAGATAATGAATTGTCTCCAAAGACTAGAACCACGAATTGAGGTTACTAATGTAAATATTCGAGATGAATCAGATACGAATGCAGCATTCGTTTCTATTGACTATACGATTGTAGGTGAGTCCCAAACACAAACAGTAGACTTTCTACTAGAAAGAGCGTAAAATGTCAGCTATTCCATCACAATTAACGTCGCTAGACTTCTTTGAAATCAAAGAATCCATCAAATCCTATCTTAGGACTCGAAAAGAGTTTACAGATTATGATTTTGAGGGAAGCTCTGCGTCTTATTTGATTGACATCCTCGCTTATAACACTTATTACACTGCCTTCAATGCTAATATGGCATTAAATGAGGCATTTTTAGAGACTGCTACTGTTAGAGATAACATTGTAAGGATTGCAAAGCAGTTAAACTACACCCCAAGGTCAATTAAGGCACCTAGGGCGTGTCTTAAAATCATTGCTCAGACAACTACTGCCTTAAATGGTACTACATTCCCCGAATTTGCTACTCTTCAGAAGGGTGATGTCTTTGTTGCAGAGAATGATAGTGATAATTTTACCTTTGCAGTGCTTCAGGACATTAAAGTCCCTGTAGATACCTCTACTGGACTAGCAACTTTCGATAATGTCTTGGTATATCAAGGTAATTTGATGTCATTCCACTATACAGTGGACTATACTAAGAAACAAGAATTCGTTATCCCTGCTGAAAACGTTGATACAGGTCTTTTGACCGTAGATATCAGTCCAAATGCTCAATCTTCAGAGACTGATACCTATAATTTGGTATCAAATGCTACAGCATTGAATGCAACCTCCAGAATTTACTATTTGGAGGAGACAGATGACCTTAGATACCGTCTTTTATTCGGAGATGGGGTCTTAGGACGTAAATTGATTGATGGAGAATTCATCACAATCAACTATGTTACCACTTATGGTGTTGAAGCTAACGGATGTCGTAATTTTGACTACATCGGCAACATAATTGACTCTGATGGAAGGGTAATTGCCCCTGCTGGCATCTCTATTCATACTAAAGACGCTTCTCAAGACGGTGAAGAGCGTGAAACTGGTCTATCAGTCAAGTTTAGAGCACCTAGAGCGTATGCAACCCAGAATAGAGCAGTTACTGAGAATGACTATGAGCATATAGTATCTGAAATCTACCCTCAGGCAGCATCTGTGACCGCTTATGGTGGTGAGAAACTATCTCCACCCATATATGGTAAGGTTTACATTGCAATTAGACCAAAAACGGGAAATAAACTCAATGCTAGTACAAAGGCAAGGATTAAAAACGATTTGAAGAAGTATTCTGTTGCTTCTATCGAGCCAGTCATCATTGACCCAACAAGTTTCTACCTTATTCCGAAATCTTACATTTACTACAATGGTGGAGAGACATCTTTGACTGGTGCTCAACTCGCAACTAAGGTTTTACAGGCAATTGACCAATTTAACACTACTCAACAGAATAATAGATTTGGAAATCGCTTAGATGGGTCTAAATTCGGTTCTATGATTGATAGTAGTGATACTGCTATATCAGGTAACGTTACTCAGATGACTTTAGGTCAAAATCTCGATAAATTCACCTTTGGTAACGTATTTACCCAATGCTTAGACTTTGGAAACCCACTTTTTGACCCATCTGACCTTGCAGGTGATAAAGATGGCGATGCTTGTGCTCCATCCTTCGCTGTAGTCAAATCTGGTACTTTTTATGCCACTGGTTACACTGAAGACCTCGTTAATTTGACACTTTCTGACGGATCTACAAATGCTCAGATAAGTAGTCCAGTAATTTCAACTAATACTGACAATGTTGTATTAGTTGCAGTAAATATTAGAGATGACGGTAAAGGAAACTTGATTCTAGTGACGAAGAGAGATGAGACTGAGGTAATCCTCAATCCAGCTGTCGGAACAGTTGATTATAAAACAGGTCAGGTCTGTGTCGGACCTATTGCTATTCAGGGCACCCCTGATGGCACTACCAGATTACCTATTCAGGTACTTCCAGCTGGTGGATCACTTACAATCCCACCAGGTGTTGACCCCTCAATCTTTAACCCAACAGTCAATCCAATTGACTACACAATCAACGATGTGTCAATCCCCAACTTCGATCCTAACAACTTTAATGGTTACAATTACGGTAACATTGGGGGTATAAATATCATTGATTATCCAACGGATGCATTCACGTATCCAGTCAGCGAATCTTGTTTCTAAGATAGATGCCTACGAAGAATATTAACGTATCGGATAGGGTAGAATACCAACTACCCGATTTCATTCGGCAGGAAGACAGACAACTTGTCAATTTCTTGTTTGAGTATTACAAGTCTCAAGAAAAAACGGGTAGACCGTATGATATCCTAAACAACCTTTTAGGATACCTAGATCTTGACCAGTATAGCTCAACGGAGTTGTCTAGTAGTACTAAACTGCTGAAGGATATTGGTGTCTATGATAAAAAGATTGAAGTAGAGGGAATTGATGGATTCCAACCCAGAAATGGGTCAATAATGATTGATAATGAGGTCATTTACTACGAAGACGTGACTCGTGGTCCTGATGTCATTATTACTCCAGGTATTTCGTTTAGTCAGTTTAATAAGAAGAAGCAACAACTAGAAAACCCCTTTGATTTGTTTGATGGCACTGAAACCATCTTCCCATTATCATTCTTAGGTACTCCTGTTGCTCCACCTTCTGCTGAACACTTAATTGTCATTACTTACAATGACATGAAGGTGCCTAATGTTGATTATTTCATAGAAGGGTCAAATATTCGTTTTACTGAGCCTCCTAGAATGAGGACAGGTGCAGACGATAGTCAATTTACTCAACTTACCTATTTGATTGGTTATTCTGATCAAGTAGTCCAAACTACAGATGCTATTCCTTATGAAGAGTGGCAGAATACTAAAAATTATCCATTACGAGTAAATACACAACCATATACTCCAACTTCTGAAATTGGATTGATTATTAAGAAGAATAATCGTCTTCAGGAGCCATATACTGATTATACTGTTTTCCAAGACAGAGTTGTCTTCAATAATCCTATTGGTGCTGCTGATTCTATCCATATTCGCTCTGTAGAGTATATCGCACCCCAATATGGGTCAGGTGCCTCTGCAATCGCTTCTGTGGACGACTCAGGGCAGATTACAGCACTAATTCCCAAGGAAGGTGGTAGCAAATATCGTATTGACTTCAACCCTAAGGTAACTATCCTATCAACTAGCGGTGGTGGTGCTACAGCAAGGTCTTTGATTGGTGGAATTAAGGATATAACCCTTATTGACGGTGGTCAAGGTTATACCTCATATAATCCACCCGTTCCAGTGTGTGCTCCCCCTACAAACTCCAACGGGACACCTGCGAAGCTGTCGCTTACCGTTGACGACACCACTGGTATGATTGATTCTATCACTATTACTAATAGTGGTAGTGGTTATGACTTTATTCCTGCGATTTCTTTCCAGAATCCAGGTGGAGCGAAGATTTCAGCACCTACTATCGATAGTGAGGGTAGAGTTAACATCGGTAGCATCGGTGTTACCGAGATGGGTCTCGGATATAGTAATCCACCAACTGTTTACATTGATCCAGCACCTGGTGACGGTATCAATGCTCAAGCAATAGCAAAAATTAACCAAGATGGTCAACTATATGAGATTAACGTAGTTAATCGTGGTAAAGGTTATACTTCCGTCCCTAGAGTCCAGATAATCGACCCAATTGGTGCTCAAGTCCTTGATGTGACTGTTGCATCTGGTTCTGTTACTAATATTGAGATGTTAACAGGTGGTCAGGGTTATACTGATGCTCCATCTGTCTATATTGTTGATGATCGCAAGGATGCTTACGGTGTACCTGTAGGCGGTACTGGTGCTACTGCTGCTGCCACCATTTTTAACGGTGAAATCACTGATATCAACATTACCAACTTTGGTACTGGATATTCGACTGAATTCCCACCTAAAATCTACATTGCTGAACCTCAGAAGGCAAGAGCATCGGTAGATGTAGGATTTGACCAAGTTACTGGTTTTGATATCCTAGAAGAGGGTATAGGATATGCTCCTAGTGCTTTCTTGGAGTGTTCTAGAGGAGTTTCAGGTCCTGTTGCTTATGATAACCTCCATAACGAGATTTATGCTGGTGAAGCTGCTCTAAGGCAGTCAAATCATAATAGTGGACAGACAGTTGTCAATTTAGACTCTTTATTCATCAAAGAAGTCTTCGATAAGTTTAGGAGACAGTATTTACCGACTATTGACATTGATTTTACGTCAATTGACCCAGTTCAGGTAATTAAGAATATTACTGACTTCTATATCTCAAAAGGTACTAAATTAGCGACTCAATACCTCTTTAAAATCCTATTTGGTGAAGAAGTCGATATTTACTATCCAAAAGATGAGATTATTAGTCCATCTCACGCTACTTGGGTTGTAGATACCGTTTTAAGGGCAGAATTGATTTCTGGAGACCCTTCAAACCTAATTGACTCTGAAGTTAATCAATATACCGACCCAGTAGACAATAATGTCAAAGATGCAAGTGCTCTGATTGAAAATGTCATCACAATCATCGAAGGTACTGATGTTATCTACGAATTAGCGATTTCCGAAGAAACTTTGGAAGGATCCTTCGTAATTCCTTACAAAACCAAACTTGTAGAGCCATTAACGACTACAGGGCAGATTATTACCGTTGACTCGACTATTGGATGGCCTGAGAGGAATGGTACCATCATTCTTAACGATGATGAGCAAGTTCAGTATAAAGAGAAGTCTTTAAACCAATTTATCGAGTGTACTCGCTCTAAAAACGGACTTGTCGAAGATTGGGATCCTGGTACGATTATTTACTCGGATATTTTCGTTTATACCAATAGAGGCACTGCACAAGAGTGTAAATTGCGTATTTTGGGTATTGCCGAAGCTGGAACGACTGTATTGGATAATACGGGTAGTTATTACCTAAAAGGCGATAAATTGAAGGTTGCAAACCTTGGATCGACCGCAGAAGACCAAAGATTGAGTTCTTGGTTATATAACGTTAAAAAACTCATCCAAGTTGCATCTGTAACCCCAGGAGGAGTTAATAACCAAACTGCGACTATTGTTTGCGATAATCCACATGGATTACTCGTTGAAGACACTGTAACCATCTATGGTGCAAACCCAGTTGTTTATAATGGCACATTTGTCGTTACATCTCGTTTGGACGCATATTCCTTCTCATATGAGATTGCAACTCCTACAGAGATTATTCCTCAAGGAAATATCCTACTTTCCGTTGATTTGAATAGAGGTAAGTCAACTGTTACTTCAATCAACAAAGTTGTTAGTGAATTCACTACTAACATCCAAAATTCCTTCTTTAACGATGAATACGTTTATGTTGCAGCATCTGGTCTTCCAAACTACAAAATAGGACCTTTTACAGGATCTGCACTTATTCCTGGTAACCAAAGGAAACTTCTTCGTTTCCCACGACTTGTACAGACTATTTCCGAACGTAAAGACGTTGCAGCAGGTACCTCAATTGGTGCTTGGGTTAATGGTGTTTCTATCTGGTCTTACAAGTCTAAAGAGTATGTCCAGTTTGGACCTATCACTAATATCAGTGTAGATGAAGTAGGTGAAGGATATGACGCTGGTGCTAAACCAAACCTTGAAATTACAGGTGGTGGTGGATCTGGTGCTGTTGCTGAAGTTATAGTTAATGGTAGTCTTCAAAGTTTCGATGTAACTGCTGAAGGTACTGGTTACACAGAATCACCTCTAGTATCCATTGTTGGAGGTGGTGGTATCGGTGCTACTGCTCAAGCAGTTATTACTGGTGGTAGAGTAACAAGAATTCTAGTTGAGCAACCAGGATCTGGTTATACATCACAACCTAGTGTTTCTATCACAGGTGGTGGAGGTACTGGAGCAGAAGCAACTGCAAACGTTAGAGGTGCTATTTCTAGCATCAGTATTATTAATCCAGGTACAGGATATACTTCTCTACCTTCTGTTAGAGTTAACTCTGGTGAGAATGCTTTAGCACAACCAATCGTTATTAACGGTAGAATCGTATCTATCGCTATTATTAACTCTGGTAATTCTTATACAACTGCTCCTAATGTCATTATTAATGGTGATGGATTTGGTGCTATTGCTAGAGCAACTATCGGCACAATCGGAGAAGATAAAGGTCGTGTATTAGGTGTAACTATTACCAACAAGGGTATTGGGTATACACAAGGAATGACCACCGTTAGACTCGAAGCAGTGGGTCAATTAGCGTCATTTACACCTACTGTATATCAGTGGAATAGAAACCTAGAATTTGACCTTGCTGACAATTATGACATAGCAAGTGGTTATGTATTCACTGGATATAACAACCAGTTTGGTGGTGAGTATGCTCACTTATCAGATCCTAAAGAATTGAGATATGTTGTTGGAGATAACGTATTCCTCAATCCTGTTACACAACAATTCCAAGAATTAGCATCCAACTATAAGCACTCTCCTATTATAGGTTGGGCTTATGATGGTAACCCAATTTATGGTCCTTATGGATATATCGATCCTACTGACCAGAATAGTGGTATCAGAAGGATGCGTACCTCATATAAGTTAAAGACTAATGTTGTATATGATGAAACAACTAATCCTAACCCTGCTCGTATAGATGGTCCATCACTTAGTACCTATCCTGCTGGTCAGTTTGTTGCTGACTATTATTACGATTTCCAGTCTGGTGACCTTGACAATTACAACGGTAGATTCTGTAAAACACCTGAGTATCCAGAGGGCACATATGCCTACTTTATCACTATCGACAGTAGTGACGCAGGTATAGCACAATTCCCATATATTATGGGTCCTCAGTTTAACTCACTACCAGATGATTGGAACTTCTCTCAAGTTGCAACTCAGGAGAATATCCCATCAGGTGTTGTCCGTTATAGAGACCCATTTGCTGAAGTTGACATTGATGTTGACCGTCAACCTAACCAAGAAGCAGATGTCCTTACTACTGAGATAGAAGGATATCCTTTAATCTTTGAAATTCAAGACTCCAATAATGATGGAATTATTGATGCTGATGAGCAACAAGAAATTCTTGAAATGTCGGAGGAGGCAACGCTACAGATATACGATTACTTTCCTTCTGTATCAACGGAATCCAGAGTTGACATCGAAGTTGAAACAACCACCCAATTTGAAAACGCTCAAATCGACGGATTCGTAGTTGAGAATCCAGGTGAATCTTATCAGGTAAATGACACCGTATTCTTCGATAACGAAGGTACTGGTGGTTTTGGTGCATCTGCACTTATTGAATCTGTTAAGGGTCAACAAATCGTTTCTTATAATAAGGAGATGATTGGTGACCGTCCCTATGGTCATATTACTACATCAGAGGGACATGAGCTTCGTCAACAAGATGAAGTTATTGTTAACTCACGTCCTGTCATTGATAACACCAATAAAGTCTACCGTGTTAAGGTTGTAGCAGGTGTTGAAAGAATTAACGTCCTTCAGGAAGGTAGTGGATACGTTGAAGATATTCCACCAACATTTGAGGTTATCACTCCTCAAGGACAGGATGCTCAACTAGAGATTAGACGTGAGATGACAGGTCAAGTTGAAACTGTCAATATCATTAACTCTGGTAATGGTTATGATGAAGATAATCCTCCTCAAATCAGAGTATCACATCCACAGCAATTTAAAAAGACTCGTTATTGGTTGTCTGAATACCATGAGGCAACTGGTACAATTAATGTACATCATACAATTCAATCACCTGACCGATATACCTATATTTGCGGTAGTATCACTGAGACTGATGGTGATATGGCAGCATTCCTTGCCAAGTTTGATGACCTAGGTCAGCTCATTTGGGAAAGGACTCTAATACCTCAAAACGTAGGTCAGAAGAAACTTGAATTTGCAAGAATGCATCTTGATTCAAGTCTTGAGAATGACATGATATATGTCACAGGACATTATTATGACCCCAACAATGCTACATTCAATCCTGATGTTTGGATGGGTCTATATGAGTCTGGATTTAATAATGCTAATGCTCCTGATGGTATCCTCAAATGGCAGAAAGCAATTGCAGGTATCTCTGGTAGCACCCGTAGAGATTGGGTAACTTCTATCTGCTTAGACCAAGATAAGAATATCTACCTTGCAGGTTATACTGATTCTAACTCACCAGATCCTAATGATATGTGGGTTATCCAGTGTGACTTGGATGGAGACTTAGTTGAGAAACGTAAGATTGCATCTGAGGATGGTGATGAGGAATTACATCAAATTCAGTGGATATCTGATGACAACTTTATGTTTGTCGGTGTCAACAAAGAAAATAATGATGTATTATTTGGTGTCTTCTATTATGATGGTGCAAACATTGAAATTAGTTGGATTCGTCAAGTCCCTGTTACTGGTGGATATGTAAGAAATCCACGTTTCGTTATTGACGAATATCAAGATGTTGTCCTTATTTGGGACATCTATGATAATGGTGCTGCTAAGTTTGACAGCATTCAAATTAATAAATTCCCATTAGCAACTGCTAATACTCAATGGGAATGGACTAAGACTGTTACTGTTTCTGGTAGTATTGATTCAATCAATCATGCTGGTATTAGTGTTGACGTATTTGGCAACTATACTCTTATCAGTGATGTAGTAGAGAGTCAGAATCAGCGTTATTCTATCATCCATTACATGAAGTATGATGGTAGTATTATCTCAGAAACTAAAGTTGATGATACAGTCAACATTGGTTGGCAAGCAAAAGACCATGTTGTTGATAACTCTGGTGATTGCATTGTTACTCTTAATCGTAAGCAATCTGACCAATTAGCATCATATCGTTTTGATACTGCTGGTGATATTGACTTTGATAACACTAAGCAGAATACAGCAACATTCAACATTTATTCTGTACCTGATGCATCATTAGATACATCATTCTACAGATTTGGTACTTCCGCACTAAAACTAAGTGCAGTTTGCCCAATTAAACTTTCAGGTTATAATCTTCAAAATCCTGAGTGGTCTTTCCAAGGTTGGTTCTCTCTAGCAACTGCACAACAGTCTGCACAGAATACCAAACCAATATTCTTTGATTTAACTCCTATTGCTGGAGATTCTATTCAAGTTGAGCTTGATGGAGATTCAAATAGTGCAAACTTCGAGAAATGGGTATTATACGTTAATAGTGTTGAGGTTGCAGTTTCTACCTCTGCTACTAACTGGACTGCATTTGCAGGTGCTGCTTGGTGTCATGTAACCTTCCAGAAGAGAGAAGAGTCACTTGGTTTATACCGTTATGAAGTATTCATTAATGGTAACCAACAAGTAAGTTATCAGAGCACATCTGATATTAGTTTACAGGATATGACCATTGCTGGTAAGTATTCTGGACCTGTAGCTGGTAACTCATTCATTGGTTGGATTGATGACCTTGTAGTTGATGATAAGGCACCATATGCTACTGCTGCATATACAATGCCTTCTGACCAACTTCCAGTAACCACATCTGATTCTGATATTGCTTTAGTTAAGTTTGATAGACTTCACAGTCGTCGTGGATCATATACTGCTACTGGAATTGATAAGTATACTAATTTTGCTCTAACTGATATTTCAACTCAAACTACATGGGTTGCTCTCAGTGCTGGTGCTATTACATTATGGGAAGCAGGTCCTGGTGGTCTTCAGATATTGGATATGTCTCAGGCACCTTCCACTTATATTCCTGGCACATACACATTAACGCAGAAACAATATCAATATGCATCTAAGACTTCTACTATTCCTTCACCACAAGGTAAGAAGTTACTCATTACTGCTGATGTAATCAGTAAGTTCTACATGCGTGATGCATTGTATCAGAAGATTGATAATGTAATGGAGTTTACCTTCAGTCAAGATATTAAGTTGACTAAGGGTTCTATTATCCAACAATTCAACACAGCTGGTGTAACTCAAGCATATGGCACCATTGTAGAAGTTCCAACAGGAACTCTATTAAATCCTGGTGTTGGCACCAAGTATAAAGTTGGTAAGATTTACGGTACATTCAATAACACAGACCGTTATAGGACTGATGTTGGTGATGTTAACCAGATTGCTGGTACATATTTCAATACTGAAGAGCCTGAATCTCCTTGGGCAGCAGGTACAGCATATGCTCAGGGTGATAGAGTATACAGTGATAAGAAGATTTACGAAGCACAAGGTGCTGGTACTTCTGGTACTATTACTCCAGAACATACTGCTGGTGTCCAGAGTGATGGCGTAATCAACTGGGCATTCATTGATGATGCAGGTAAGTTTACTATTGATTTAACTCAGCATCCTTATCCACGTCCTCAGTATCTTGGCATGGATATGCCTGAATGGGATAGTGGTCTTCTATATGTTGAAGGACAAAAAGTTTGGCATAAACTAAACGTTTATACCGTTGCATCGGGTGGTGCTGGAGTTGCTGGCACTACACCACCTGTTCATGATACTGGAGATGCATCAGATGGTGGTGTAACTTGGAGTCACGTTTCTACTAGCGAATCCATTGCCACTTATACAAGACATCTTCCTTATGACCAAGGTAATAATTATTCAGTCCAAATTCAAGAGATTCATCCTGGATCAACTTATATTCCAGAAGACGTTGTAAGTCTTAACTCTGGTAACGTTACTGTTGCTGAAGATGAGAAGAGTGTTGTTATCTCTGGGTTTGCATCAGTTAAGAAGATAACTGTTACTGCTCGTCTGGAAAAAGACCTCATACGCACAGCAACGGCCAGAACTAATCAAATCTATTGCACATCAAATAGTGCTCATGGATTTAAAGTAGGTGATATTCTATTCACTGAAGGATTCCAAGGTTTACAATTCAATGGTAGTTTCTTTGTTGACCAAGTAATTGGCACTAGAGAATTTACATTTGGTATTAGAGAAGTTGCACTAGATGATCCTGCATTTAATGCTAATGCTATTAGTAACATTAACATATATGCGAAGCATCCTACATTAGAATTTACTAGAAGTCATCAGTATGTCTTTGATATCTCTGATACAACTAACTTCGGATATTACCTATCATTCTCTCAAGATAACCAGTATAAACTAGAATACTCTTTCAATAACATTGAAAGGTCTGGTACTCCTGGTGTTCCTTCTGGTGGTGGATCTTACCCATTCGTTAAATTCTCTGTATTGGGTGATGTAACTAATATCTCTTACTACTTTGACCCATCTAGGGTTGGTGCTAATTCACCTGTTGGGGAGAATTCATTCATCGATGTTATCACAACTCCTTTCGATGGTACCTTTGCAATCTCTGAGATTGTAAGTGATACTGAATTCAAATTCCCTCTACTTAAAGAGCCAGAGAGACAATCAGCTGAAATAATTAACGACGAATTTGATAATCCATATTCCTATTATTCAACTACTTCTCTAAGAGCAGTTGGACCTATCAATAGTATTAAACTGGTATCTGCTGGTGGTTTCTATCAGAAGTTACCTATCATTAGTGACATTGCATCATTCAGACAGATTGAGAAGGTTGTTATTACCTCTGGTGGTACTGAATATGCTCCAGGTGTTTACTATGATGTCCCTATCGCTGGAGATGGTGAAGGTGCTAAGTGTACTGTTACCGTTGAAGTTGATGATACTGTTGGATCTGGCACACTAACCAACGTTGCTGTAACTGACCCAGGTAAAGGATATACAACTGCATCTATTGATATTGATGCTATTCCTGGTATATTGGGTAGTCAGTTAGCAGGTTCTGGTGGTGCAGTTAATGTTGTTATTCCAGAAGAAGGCACAGGTGCATCTGTATTCTTAACAGGTACTAATATTGGTAAGATTAAGAGACTGAAGAATAATGAATTTGGTTTCGGTTATTCTCATGACTATACTCTAAAACCAGAGATTACATTCCCTGTTAACTTACAACTCTTTAATACTTCAATTCTAAGTCAGATTACTATCACAAATCCAGGTTCTGGATATACTTCAACTCCTGCTGTTGTAATCACAGGTGGTGGTGGATCTGGTGCTTCTGCTGAAGCAGTTGTTAAGAATAATCGTCTTAATGAGATTATCATTAAGAATCCTGGTTCTGGTTACTCTTCTGAACCAACTGTTACTCTTAAATCAGAATTTAACTACGTTGTTAACTTAGACCTTAATTATCTACAATTTAACTTCCCGCACGGTATTACAACTGGTGCCGAAGTTCAGTTTAGGGCAGATACAATTGGTACTACAGTTGGTGAATTACCAAAACCAAGTACCGCAGGTTTAACCAGTTTGGTTGAAGGACAGGTTTACTATGCTATTGCTGGTGAAGCAGCAGGTCTTGAATCTGACCAGATAAGATTTGGTCTTACTTTACAATCAGCACAAGCTGGTGATTATATTACCTTCCTAACTCAAGGTGAAGGTCGTCAGACACTTCTTACTGAAGTATTTGGTGGTAAAGCAACTGCTGTTGTAGAAACCTCCAGATTCCTTGAAGGTGAAGAAGTATTCCAAGGATCTACTGTTGAAACTTCTACTGCTACAGGTATTGTTTCTACAAATACTGGTTGGCAAATAGGTCCTAAGATTCTTAAGATTGTTGATTATACTGGTGATTGGAAAGCAGGTGAAAAGGTAACTGGTATTATCTCTAAAGCATCTGGTATTATCGATAACTTGAGTATTGCTCGTGGTGTATTGAATATTGGTTCTCTAACTGAAACTCCAGGTAGATTCATCGATGATATTGGTAAACCATCTGAGATTGTCCAGAAGATTCAAGATAGTTTCTTCTATCAGAATTTCTCTTATGTTGTTAAGTCTGAAACACCAATTACTGAGTGGAAAACTCAAGTCCTTGAGAATAACCACCCAGCAGGTTTCAACATGTTTGGTCAGTTACAACTGACTGGTGGTAAGGACGTATCTGGACGTAAGATTGGTACTGAGTTTACTAAACAGGTTAACATTAACAACTATAGTAATGTAAACCAAATCACATCATTTGGTGCTGCACAACCAATCTATACTGATTACAACAATACCGAGGTTCTCTTCCGTAAGAAGCGTTTGACATCTTCTGAGGAAATCTTAACTTCTATTGTTAAGAAATTAGATGATATTTCACCACAGTTTAATGGTATAGACAAGCAATTCCCAATTACTGTTGAAGGTGAGCAAGTAATTGTCCAACAGAATCAGTTGATGATTACACTTAACGGTGTTATTCAGGCACCTGGTGAATCTTATCAAGTTGTTGGTCCTAACTTAGTATTCTCTGAGCCACCTAAACCAGCATCTAAAGTTAACTATAGAATCTTAGGAGTTACTCCTACACCTATCTACAGAATTGCACTTTACACTTCTGGTGGTGGATCTAACTACGGTATTTTCCCAACTTTAGGACAAACAGTCCAAGGTGTATTCTCTGATGCTTTTGGTACTGTAATTGATTCAGGATTGAATCATATTGATGTTATTAATGTCGGTCCTGGTACCTTCCAACTTAACGAAGAAATTGTAAGAGGTGAAATCTTCTCTGCTCTAGTTGAATCTGTAACTCTAGTTAACACTGAAACTATCTTTAGATTCGGTGAAAGTGTTACTAACCTTGAAGGTGACACTGCTATCATTGAAGAGACTAACGTTGTCGATGGTGTTGTAAATGACCGTCTAGTTGTTTCTAAGACTTCAGGTACTGCTAAATTTGAGACTGGTATCTTTGATCTTAAACTTAACGAGTATATCTACTCTGCATCTTCTAAGATTGCTGGACAGATTACATTTATCTCTCCATACGTTGATCCTATCACTTCTGAGGTTGTTGACGAATTAATCATTAATAGAGGGTCTACTTTCTTCGGATTACTGTTTGAGCGTCTTGTAAGTCTTGAAAATCCAAATGTTATCCTAGATGACATTTCACAGTCTTCTATTACTCCTACAGAGCTTTATAATGATGAAGAGCGTATTAACGCTGATTTCCTTGATTTTGAAGAAGTAAGAACTACAGAAATCACTTATACCAATCTTGCTAACGGAAATATCGAAGTTGGCGATAGAATCGTTTCTAAAGACGTAGATTATGGAAACCCCGTTTCTACATTCCACGGAATCGCTGGAAACAGATTTTTAGACGCAAAACGTAACGTTGCTAATAATAAGCAAGAAATCATCGATTTTGCCGAAGCAAGCATTGCAATTGACTATCCTGACTATTATTTCCCTTCAGATGTTATTACTAACAACTGGAGTAGATTTAAAGACGCATATCGCTTAATTCAGAAGAATAAAGCAATGATTGCTGGAATGGCATTTGATGATATGAAGACGCAGTATCCTAGCTCTTCTATTCCTTCAGATGCAAAATGTAAGAGAGATATTGAATATTTCGTTGATGCATTAGCAATTGACATGTATGCAGGTGGTAACCGCTATACTCGTAAGTTCTGTCAGCAGTACTTCGATGTAAATGGCACCTTCACATACATCAATGGCCAAAGTGCAGAAACTAAGTTTGCTTACGAAAAAGCGACTGATAGAATGAATGCTGCTCTTGCTAACCAGTATTCAGGAACAATCAGTGCTGTAAACTCTGGTGACTCTTGGACTGCATATCAAGACACTACTATTACTGCTGACCCTTCACCTGGCGATGATTACGGTACAAACGGTAGTAATGCTTCAAATACCGATGCTAACAATTGCTCTGATGTCCAAGCAGCAGTTACTACTTTATGGAATATTGTAGAGACTACTCTTACTAATGGTAACCTTGGTGAATTGCCTGATGAAACAGAAGGCACATATTCACCTCACCAAGAGAAGTGTCGTCGTGACCTTGGTTATATGATTGATGCTCTTGCTAACGACCTTGGATCTGGTGGTAACTTTAATATTGTTGAATTCACTAAGAAATTCTTCGATGACGCTGGTGTGCCTCTAACTAACGGTATTGTTGGTGAAGAAGCAGAAGCAGTTCATGCTTTCACACAAGCAGCAGAATTGGCGAAACGTGCTATCAATAACTTGATGTATTGGAAGGATTTAAGTGGTATTGGATATAACTTAAATGACCCAACTACTTACTCTGGTGGTACTGCTCCTGCACATCGTTACGATGCAAACTACGGTACAGGTAATAATCAGGATATTGCTAACTGTGCAAACGTTAAGACCTATATTGACACCTTAGCTGGTATTGCAACTACTGCAATGACTGCTGGTAACCTTACCAATGTTAATGCACTTGCAAGCATCACAGATGGTACATTCCAAGATGGTGAGACTGTAAGAACTACAAAACTTGCATATAAGGATAAGTCCACTGGATTGTTTGCTACTGGTGATGTAATTAAAGGTGTAACATCTGGTGCTAGTGCTACTTCTATTGGTGCTAACTCTGGTCTTAAGTGGATATTTACCTCAGGTATCACTGGAAACTTCCAGTTAAATGAAATTATTACCAATTCTACCTTAACAGTCCAAGGTGCTGTAACACAGTCTGTGATTGTTAAGAAACCAGAATTGACAGGAACTAAGTCAATATACATTCCTACATCTGGATATATCGCTGCTGCTGATAGTTACGATTATAACTTCGGTACAGGTGACTTTACTATCTCTGGTTGGTTTAGACCAGGAGTTAACGTTGGTACTCAATATCTGTTTGATTTACGTCGTCTTGATGTTAACTCTGGACTTAATGTCCGTTTTGATGGACAACAATTAAAAGTTTATAATGGCACAACTTTAGGTATCTCTTCTACTAACGTATTCACTACAACTGGTACTTGGTATCATATTGAGATTGTTAGATCATCTAACGTTACTCAGGCATATGTTAACGGTGCTCAAGTTGGTGCTAACTGGACTGATAATAATGATTACCAATATGCACCATTCTGGCTTGGAATGTCATTCCAGACTTTAAGTGGATGGACTGGACATATTGATAACTTCTACGTTAAGAAAGGTGTTGCTGACCACTCTTCTGGATTTACACCTTCTAATCAATTTGATCCTAACGAACTTAATATTGTCCTAGGATTAGATGGTGAAGCACCATTTATTGTATCTACAACTTCTGTATATGCAACTTACACTGGACAGAATACTTCTTCTGCTACTGCTAAGAAAGTTGATTATGATGAGCGTGATATCATTATTGAAGATGTTGACTTAGGTCGTCAAGAATATAGAAACTGTGCAGATATCCTTGACCTTAATGGTCCTTGGATTGCTGAAGAAGCAGTTGGTATGATGAAGGCTACGTTTAGTGACTTTACAATTAGAGGTGACGATCCTGCTTCTAATTTCTACGGTGGTACCAATACATGTATTAGAGACACTAAAGATTACATCTTAGGTGCTATCATTAAAGACCTTCATGAAGGTGGAAACTATCATACCCTTTATACTGCAAGGACTTATCTAACTGCTTCAGGTAAGTTAGATCACATTCAGGAAGAAGTGCTTCAAGCATTGTATACATGGGATAAAGTTGTTGACCTTTGTATCACAGTCTTGACAACTACAAGCTCAGATCTTGCTGGTACATACACAAGTAAATTAAGAGTACCTAATAACTTCTCTACACCTGCATCTACTGCGGTACAGGATTATATTAAAGCATTAGGTAGAGATTTACTTGAAGTTGTTGCTCCTAACGATGTTAGGTTTAGAGATTCAGGTGTCTTGATCTGGAAGAATAGAGATTATATTGCAGAAGAAACTGCTGAGTATATTCAGAACAAGTATCAGCAGACAATCAATTCTACTAATTATGATTTCCTTGAAATGCCTGGATATGGTCAACCATATTGTGAGAGAGATATTAAAGACCATATTCTCCCAGCTGTAATTAATGACCTTTGCACAGGTGGTACTTATCAGACACAACATGTCATCGATAACTACCTAGATTCCAACCAGAACATTTTACATGTTGAGCATGAGATTAATCCTATGCTTGACGCTATTGAGTTTGCCAAGATGCTTTGCATGAAGGCACTTAATAACCTTCTTCTATCTCCAGGTGAAGTTGCTGCTGAGTTTGGAGTTCCTGCTCAAGTTCAGGAGGATTACTATTCACCACTATACACAACTAATACTGCATATAGAGATGACACAATTGTAATTGAGGATGAAGGATTCCCTTATGCAACTCGCTCACAAAATGACAGATTCCTTGATGCTGTTGAAATGATTCAACGTAACAAGCACGTCATTGCTAAAGAAGTTGTTGGAGTCATGAATGACCTTTCTAAGTTTGAAGGACTCAACATTCCTGGCGGGGCTGTTAACTGTGAGGATGACGTACTTGACATGATTGATTCTATCAGTCATGATATACAGTATGACTGTAACGAGAAAACATACGATGCTGCTGCATTGTATATCGAAACAGAGGATAACTCACTTAAGCATATCGAAGGTGAATGGGAAGCATCTATCACTGTAGTTAAACTACTTCGTGATATGTGTGCTCTTGTAATGCGTAATGCATTAGGTAGAGACTACCATGATGAGGGTAACCCAGAATTCAAACCTGTAGAAACTTATGAGCAGAATCCTAGAGAAGAAGTTTATAAACTTTGTGGAGATGCTATTGATGGAAACATACGCTATATTGCTGAACAAGCGGTTGCAGAAGGCACTAAACAATTCCCGTCGTTAAACATTCCTGGTGGTCCTATCAACTGCGTCCATGACGTAACTGATATCCTCCGTGCAATGGTATTCAACCTTAAGTATGGTGGAAACAACTACCTACAGTATGGTACAGAATTCTATGTTAACTCTGGTGGTAACTTACTACACGTAACATCTCAGGCAACTGAGTCTGTATGGATTGTTAATAAGGCAAAAGAATATGCAATCCGTGCGATGAAGGATCAGATTATTACTAATAATGCTGGTCACTCAGTAAATCAAAGATTCTACGACGCAACACCTAAGCCTACTAACAGACTGTTTATCTCTAACCCAGCTGGTACTGGACAAGGTGCTGGTGGTGGAGGTGGTGGTATTACAACCACTATGAATAATAGCCTAACTAGAGACTTTAGTTTCGGTGAATCTAATATTTCCACTTCAGATAGTAGTATTGGTATTACACCTGATGAAGATGCTGTATTCCGTCTTGTAACTACACTTCCAAGTTCCTCTCCTGTAGATTGCACATTGTTTGAAGCAGGTAGTGCAACTTCTGGTGTTTGGTTAGGTATCAGAGACAGTGGCACATATCTAAGACTTCGTGCAGGTACTGCAACAAATTCATATTCTGGTGGTGCTTCTTATACATCAGATACTGGTCTTGCAATGCTTGACCTACAAATTAGTAATCTAACATCTTACTTTGATGGTGGTGACCACGAAATATCATTTGAGATTCGTGTTGGTGGTGACATCGGTACTGGTCCAGGACGTGTTAAGATGTGGATTGATGGCACCCCTGTTGGTGAAGCAACTACACCTGGTCAGACTAACACTGGTTTAACTGGTGGTAGTGGTATCTTTGCTGATGCAGATTATGCTGGATTCGGTGTTACTACCAGCTCACGTCCAAACGGAGAGCCAGTACAGACTAATACATTCGTTGTTAATGTCGGACCTACACCTAAGATTGCATACGATGTATCACATGCTGATTACGATGCAAGCACTGGTGACCTAGTATTGAATGTTGGTTCACATGACTTTACTAATAATACTAAGATTCAACTTAAGACTAATTCCTTAATCTTTAGTTGCACACAAGATGGTAATGCTACTAATCATTCATATCCTCGCTCTGGTGACCCTGTTGGTAATACAGCAGTAGATATTATTGATGTTGGAGTTCTACCATTCACTCCTACTGATGCTGCATACAACCCACATTCGGGTGTAATGACAGTTACAGTACCAAGTCATAACTTCGCTGATTCTACAACTCATACTGCAACTGATGCTGACTATGACCCTGACAGTGGTATTCTTGAAGTAACTATTCCTGGACATGGATTCAGTACTGGTGACCAAGTTAAGATTCATACTGGATCTTTAGTATTCACATGCTCTCAGGACAATCATGGGTCTAATCATGGATATCCTAGAGAGAAGGATCCAGCTGGCGACCAGTGGTTAGCAATTGAAGAAGTAACACTCAATACTTTTAAAGTCCAAGTTGGTCAAACTGCTAAGAGAGAATATGATGTCTCTAATGCTACCTACGACCAAGCAACTGGAGAATTAATGCTTGATGTTGGTGACCATAACTTTGTTGAGGCAACTAACCATGTAGCAACTGATGCTGAGTTTACCGCTAAAACAGGTATGCTTAAGATTCATGCTTCTAAGCATGGATTCGGTAATGGTGACCAGATCCTGATTCAGGATAACTCCATGACATTCACATGTGACATGGATAACCATTATACTAACCACGTATATCCAAGGTCTACTGACCCTGCAAGTGGTAAGTGGTTGGCAGTAGAGAATGCTACTGAGGATTCATTCGAGGTTAATATCGGTGAGTCTCCTATCAAACATTTCACACCATCAGGTGCTTCTTATAATTCAGCAACTGGTGAGTTGACTCTTACTATTGGTGCTCACCAATTAAGCACTGGTACACACGTTAAGATTACACCTTACTCTCTTAACTTCACATGTGCAATGGACAACTATAAGTCCATTCACCCATATCCTAGGATAACTGACCCAGTACATAATGAGCCTATTGCAATTACTGGCACAACTTCTAATAGTATTACTCTTAATGTTGGTACTACACCTCAGGTTAATTTCACACCAACAGATGCAGATTACGATCCTCTATCAGGTGACTTAGTATTACATATTGGTAATCATGATTTACGTGGACGTAGCAGATATCCAGTAAGTAATGCTCAGTATAATCCTCTTACTGGTATTATGACCATCACATCTAATGGACATAATATTGGTAATGGTGACATGGTTAAGATTAAGCCTAACAGCTTGACCTTTACATGTGACATGGATGGTAATGCAACTGAGCACTCATATCCAAGACTTACAGACCCTGTTGCTGGACAATGGTTACCTGTAACTGGATCTACAACAAATACATTTAATGTTAACGTTGGTATGTCAACTAGCGTTAATTTAACTCCTTCTGCTGTTGACTTCACACCTACTACAGGTTTGATGAAGATGACTCTGGGCAACAACTGGTTGAAAGGTCCTGAGACACATCATAATACAAGTGCTGCATATAACCCAACTACGGGTATTATGACTCTTACTATTGTTGACCACGGATTCAGCAATGGTGATAGAGTTATGATTGCTAAGAATTCTATCAACTTCAATTGCACCCTTGACGGTGGGTTTAGTGAGCACCGTTACCCTCGTGTTGGTGACCCTGCTGCAACTCAGTGGTTAGATGTTACTAACGTTACTAAGGATACATTTGATGTCCAAGTATTGAATTCTGTCCCATCTACTAACCAGTCTGCTCATACCTTCATTCCTGAGACTGGCATTACACCTACAGGTGCTACATTTGATACAGCAACTGGTGTGATGACTATCACTTCTGGTACTCACTACCTCTCAGATGGTGACTACATTAAGATTTCTGATAATGCAGTAGTATTCCGTTGCGACCAAGATGGTCAAGCAAGTGACCATGCATATCCTCGCTCTACTGACCCTGTTTCAGGTAAGTGGATTCAGGTATTTAATTGCACTAATACTAACTTCAGTATTCAAGTCCTAGAGAATGTCCCTTGCACAAACACAACTACTCATGTATTCCAGAGTGCTGTTGCTAATAGTATTCATAGAGGAAACATCATCAAGGGTGGTGATGCAGTTAAAGTACAAACTAACTCTCTAACATTTACTTGTGCTCAGGATGACCATGCTACTAACCACACATATCCTAGAGCATCTGGTTCTAACTACACTCTTAATAGTGGTGCTGACCCAGTTTATAACAAACCTACTCCAGTCCATTCAGTTGGCACATCTCTCCATACAGTAACTACAGCAGCTTATAACCCACAGTTGGGTATAATGACATTGACAGTACCTAATCATGGGTTTACTGCTCCATCTACTATGACTGCTACTGATGGAAGTTATGATGTAACAACCAGTGTCATGACCCTGTTTGTCCAAGGTCATGGATTGCATGATGGAGACAAAATCATGCTTACAGATGGTGCTGTTACTTGGAGATGTGAGAAGGATGATAATTCTACAACTCATACCTATCCACGTAGCACTGACCCAATTAGCGGTAAGTGGGTAACTGTCCATAACGTAACAGGTGATTACTTTGATATCACAACTGGACGTTTCTTCGGACATAATGCAATTACTAACGATACAGTCCACACCTTCAGCTCAGGTTCTCAAGGTGGTATCTGGAAAGCAAATGATAAGATTAAGATGGATCCTGAGTCCATTACATTTACATGTGCTAAGGATGGTAATGCTACCAACCATGCATATCCTAGAATGTCTGACCCATCTCATCATGAGTGGTTACCTATTTCTAATGTTAATCAAAATACATTTGATGTCCATGTAGGTAAGTCTCAAGACACTTCTACTCATACATTTGTATCTGCTAAGTCTTCTGGTGTTGAGAGACCTGATGGCACAGTTACATTGATGGTTGGTATTTCTTCTAATACAACTGAGCATACATTTGTATCTGCTGCTAGTGGATGTGTGCAGACTGGTGGAAACCACGTCCATTCATTCGTTGCTGAAAATGCTCTAACTCCAACTAACGCTGGTTACAACCCAACAACAGGTATCATGACTCTGACTATTAATGGTCATGGTTTACTTGAAGGTGATAGAGTTAAACTTGATGATAATGCAGTAACCTTCCGTTGCGACCAAGATGGTCAATCATCAGATCATCCATATCCACGTAATACTGACCCTGTATCTGGTCAGTGGATTCCTATTGAGAATGTAACAACGAATACATTTGATGTTAAAGTCTTATTTGACGTACCTTCTACTAACGTAACAACTCACGTATTCCAGTCTGCTGCTGCATCTTCTGTCCACACATACGCTGTATGGAGAGATGGTGATTCAATCAGAATTGACGATGATTCTCTAATCTTTACTTGTGCTCAGGATGGACATGGTAGTAACCACACATATCCTAGAGCATCTGGTTCTAACTACTCTGGTGATTTAGCAATCACTGCTGGTGCTGACCCATATTATCAGAATTCAATCAAGGTTGAAGATGTAACTCGTGAGAGAAAGACAGCAACTAATGTAAATTACATCCCAACTACAGGTGTAATGACCATTACTCTTGGTGCATCTCATGGTGTGTCTAATGGAGACAGAATTAAGATTGCTCCTCATTCTATTACACTGAAATGTGATAAGGATAACAACGCTACTAACCACACATATCCACGTGTCACTGACCCAACATTTGACCAGTGGTTAACAGTTTCTAATGCTCAGGCAACTACTATAGATGTTAACGTTGGTATATCTGGTGTTAATGATGTATACAATCATACATTTGTATCTGCTGATGCTAATGGTATTCACCATCAGACTGGTAAGATTCGTGTTAACGTTGGTAAGTCTTCTAACCAGACACAACATATCTTCGTTGGTACTGCTGGATTAACTCCAGTGATTGCTGGTGGTAACTATGCTCATGCATTTGTAAGTGCTAACTCTGGTGCAATCCACACAGGTGGTGATTATAACCATAAGTTTGTATCTGCTACTCACCTCACTCCTACTGATGCTGCATATAATCCATCAACAGGTGTGATGACTATCACTTCTGCAGATCATGGAATTCATATTGGTAACTATGTCAAACTTCATGAGGGTGCTGTCACATTCACATGTCAGCAAGATAGTGGTGCTTCTTATCACTCTTATCCTAGAAAGACTGACCCAGCTAACGATAGATGGTTGAAAGTCTTAGCTAGAACTAACGATACATTTGATGTTAAAGTATTAAATAACACTCCATCTACTAACACAACTGCTCATACATTTAAGTCTGCTGCTACAAACAGTGTCCTTCTTGCAACCTTTATGAAGGCAAATGATACTGTTTCACTTGCTACTGATGGATTAACATTTACATGCTCAATGGATGGTAATGCTACTGAGCATACTTATCCTCGTGTAACTGACCCTGCATATAAGGAGTCTCTTAAGATTATCAGCAATGGTGTAACACACCATACTCCAACAGGTGCATCTTATACACCATCTAACGGTAACCTTGACCTAACAATTACTGGTCATAGTTTCTCTGCTGGTGACAAGATAATGATTGAGGATGATTCAATCCTCTTCACTTGCACAATGGATGGTAACTCATCTGCTAAAGCATATCCACGTGGATCTGACCCAGTTAGCAGACAGTGGAGAGAATTGAGTGTTGTTGATGCTAACACTATTAGAATTAACGTTGGCACAACTGCTAATACTACTAAGAATGTTAATGATGCAGATTACGATCCTAATACTGGTAAGTTAAAGCTTAACATTGGTGCTCATAACCTTAAGTCTGGTCAGAATATCAAGTTAGCAGATGGTTCTCTAACATTTACATGTGCTCAGGACAGCTTCGGTAGCAACCATACATATCCTCGCACAACTATTGATACTCATACTGCAACCAATGCTTCTTATAATGGAGATACTGGTTATCTAACTCTTACTGTTGCAGGTCATGGTCTTGATGATGGATCATTAATCAAGATTGATGATAATGGATTAACCTTCCGTTGCGACTTTGATGGTAATACATCTGACCATACATATCCTCGCTCCTCTGACCCTGTATCTGGTAAGTGGTTAAAACTTAAGAATGTAACAACTGATACATTCGATGTGAATGTTGGTAAGACTCCATTCATAGGTTACGACCCACAAGATGTTGATTACAACCCATCTACAGGTGTGATGAAGGTCATCACAGGACCTCATAACGTTGAGGTTGGTGAGAAGATTTGGATTGCTAAGGAAGGATTTGTATTCACTTGTGCTCAAGATAATCATCAGACTTTACATGCATATCCAAGGACTTCTGACCCTGCATATAATACTCCAGTAACAGTTACTGCTGTTGAGCAAGGTAGCATCTCCTTCAATATCTTAAGTAGTGCTCCTTCTACCAACACAACTGCTCATACATTCATTAAGCATGCTGGTGTAACACCTACTGCTATTTCTTACAATGGCACAACAGGATTTATGACTGTTACCGTTGAGAATCATGGTATGGCAAACGGTGAAGCAATTAAGTTTGAGGATTACAGTTTAGTCTTTACATGTAATAAGGATTCACATGCTACTGAGCATGTATATCCACGTCCTACAGATTATTCATCTGGCACATGGTTAACTATCGATAACGTAACTACTGACACATTCCGTGTTAAGGTTCTCGATAAGACTCCTTCTACTAATACTTCTGCTCATACATTTATCCGTGCTCATAAGGGTGCTATCAAACGTGCAGCATTCAAGTCTGGTGGTGCTTATACACATGCCTTCCAGTCTGCTGTAGGTAGTAGCATTAAGCAAAAGCGTGACAGAGCATATGACCATTCAATCGTAATTGAGAATACTGGAGATGCTAAGTATACTGCAACTGCTGCATCATTCGTTGCAACTACTGGTGTATTAACACTGACTGTTGCTAACAACCCATTCAGTAATGGGGATATGATTAAGTTAGCAGATAACTCCATTATCTTCACTTGTGATATGGATGGACATGCTACTCAGCACTCATATCCACGTAGCACTGACCCTGCATCTAACAAGTATCTTGAGATTTCCAACGTATCTGGTAATAACTTTGATGTAAATGTTGGAGCAACTCCTCTTGCACCTTACAACGTAAGTGATGCAACTTATGAGCCTACCACTGGTCTAATGACTCTGGATATAGGTCCTCATCCATTCAGGTCTGCTTCTGCACATACTATTACAGGTGCAACTTATGATGCTGTAACTGGTATGATGACTGTTACAGTCCCAGACCACGGTTTTGTAATTGGTGACAGAGTACATTTCACACCTGATAGCATCAGCTTCAACTGTGGAATGGATGGTAATATTTCTAACAAAACATACCCACGTCCTAGTGACCCACTAGCAGACCTTTGGGTAGATGTTGAGAATATAACAACCAATACATTTGATGTATATGTTGGTAACACTCCTCAAGAAACATTCAGTGTAACTAACGCTACTTACAGTCCTACAAGTGGTGATTTGGTCTTGACAATCGGTGACCATCATCTACAGGTTAATGAGAGTGTTAAACTCGTCGCAGATTCCTTAGTATTCACTTGTGATTACAATGGTGACGGTAACACAACTCAGAAGACATATCCTCGTGCTGCTGGATCAGCTGCAACTGGTACTGGTGGTAGTGACTATGTTTATGACACTGCAATAACAATCACTGCTGTAACTGGCACAACCATAACACTCAACGTTAACGGTGGACAGGGTGCTATTACAGATACTACTGCACATAACTTTGTCCTCACTGCATCTGCACAAAACTGTGTAATCAGTGGTGGTCAGCATACTCATGTATTCTCAAGTGCAGTTGCTAATGGTCTTCATAGAGCAACATCTTCCGTCAAACTTGTTGATGATGGATTATCATTCAAGTGTGCTCAGGACAACTTCTCTACTACTCATACATATCCTCGTGCTGCTGGAGTTACTCAGTCTACAGTTACTGCTGCTGATTACAATCCAAATACAGGTCGTTTGAGACTGACTGTTGCAAGTCATGGATACAATGAAAATGATTGGATTAAGATTGCTGATAATTCACTGACATTCAGATGTATGCAGGATAGTAATGGTAGTGACCATACTTATCCACGTAGCAGTGACCCAATTAGCGGTAAGTGGATTCAGATTCGTGACGTAACTACTAATACATTTGACGTAGTTGTATTGGATACTATTCCTTCAACTAACGTAACTGCTCACACATTCCAAACTGCATCTGCTAACGGAATTACTCATAAGAAGGATCCATATTATGACACTGCACTTCCTATTCATTCTGTAACTGGTCATACTATTACCATTAACATTGGTAAGTCTTCTAATACTTCAGTCCACAACTGGGCTGGTGGTACATCAGTTGGTGCTGTATCAGGTGGTGGTCAATATACACACACCTTTGTAAGTGCTGTTACTGATGGTATTCATTGGAAGGATTCTGAAATTACTATCGATGTTGGTGCTGCTACTTACCTCGGAGAGCATAGATTTGTATCTGCAACCTCTGGTGCTGTTAAGGTTGGTGGTGACTTTACTCATACATTTGATTCTGCTGTTGCAGGATGTGTCCACAGACAGAATGGTTGGATTACATTAGACGTTGGTGTTGCTGCTGCAAATAATCAGTATGCACATACATTTGTCAGTGCAATACCTGGAGTATTGATTGGTGGTGGTAACTACGACCATAAGTTTGTATCTGCTACTTCAAATGGTATTGAGAAAGCAAATACTTATGTCTGGTTGGAAGATGGTGCAATTCATATGACATGTGATAGAGATGACAATGAGTCTATCCATGCATATCCAAGAGCAACTGATCCTGGTAGCGATGAATGGTTAGCAGTCAGCAATTGCACTGCAACTACATTCGACTTATTCATGGGTAAATCTCCTGATAAGTCTGACCATACCTTCGTGGCTGCTAAGACTGGTGGAGTTAAGAAACAGACTGGTACTATTACAATTAACGTTGGTATTGGTGGAGTTGGTAACCGTTATGCACATACATTTGTATCTGCTATCAACGGTGCTGTTATCAAGGGTGGTGACTACAGACACACATGGGTATCTGGTGCTTCAAATGCTATCACTGTTGTTGATAGTGGAGTACAACTAACACCTACAGATGGTTACTATAATCCTGTAACAGGTGACCTAACACTTACTGTTGTTGGTCATACATTGACTCAGAATGACAATATTACTCTTGCTCCTAGGTCAATTGTATTCACTTGCACAAGTGACCAGAATGCAACTAATCATTATTATCCACGTGCAACTGACTATGCAGATGATAGAGTCTTACCTATTACTGCTGTTAACTCATGGGCTTACCCAGTTAGCACAAAACTAGAATACTGGAGAGGAAGACTTGTTGATTACAACTATACAGGTACAGAATCATCTAATGTTGAAAGTGAAATTACTTCTCTAATTCAGTTTGTTACTGATGGTATTCAGAATCCTGGTATAGTTAATGGACGTGCATATCAGATGCCAATCTGTTGGCCTATCAAGTATACACCTGATGTTGTTGTTAGAGACTTGTCTGTTACTTGGGATGCTAATAATGGTGGATCAGGACAAGTTGGTAACTGGAATCAAACTTGCCCAGAATCTGCATCTGCTCTTAGCACCCTAACTGATATCTTTATCAATACTATTAGAGAGGCAGCAGAGAATAATGTTAACTACTTAACTGCTAGTGTAACTAAGACATTCCCATACAACGGAAATACAGTATATCAAGCAGGTACTTGTTACGATTGCACATCTGCAACTGAGACTTTATTCGACATCATGACTCATACTCTTGGTGCTGGAATGGTTAACCAGAAGCGTGTTGCTAATGTCTTACTCTTTAACACTCAATCTATATCACAGAGAGCATTCACTGAGACACAACAACAGTATCCAACTACTAACTTAACTATTGACTTCGCACTCGATGTCCTTAAGGCAGTTAGATATGACTTGGTAACTGGTGGTAATGCTGGTGCATTTAAACTATCTCAAGGATGGTTTGATGGAGAAGGCACATTTATTGCATTCCCAACAACAACTAGATCTCACATCTTGTATTGCTTAACTCGCATTCGTGAGTATATCAAGTCTGTAATGTATCTCCATACATCTGATGCTGTATGGGCAAACTATGATGTATACATTCCAACCGATAGATTCGAGTGGAATCAGGAAGCTGTTGAATTTATGGTTGACTCTTCACTCAACCCAATTGAATTTGCTCTTGAAAGATCTACATTTGCTACTGAAGCAAGAATCCAATTCATCTCATCTACTGACGTTGTTAACCTAAGCAACAAGTATGAAGTAGGTAAGGATTGGAATACAGACCCTGCACTTGTCCTACTAACTCCAGAAGTTGAAGTTGGATTTGAAAGAGCAGAATATAGAGTCCGTATCAATCGTGCTAACAACTTTAGACGTGGTGACATACTAAGTTACATCCCTGCATCTCAGACATCCTTACAAGGATTAGCAACTCAACCATACTTCTATTGCTTGACTGCTACTGCTGAGTGGTTTGAGATTGGTGTATCACCAATTCATGATGGACGTTTCAGAACCTTCCAGTTAGATACTTCTAACTCAGGTGCTCAAATATTTGCTGTTGAAAGACGTAGTGGTATTAATAGAACTGCTCCTACATATCCATCAGACCCATCTGTAACTCCAATTCAAGGTGGATTCAACCCTGCTGATGTTATCTTCGGAGGCACATCTGATGCTTCTGCTGAGATATCTGCTATCACAATGAATGCAGCAAACATCAGACAAATCTTTACTCACTTTGTAACTTCTAATCAGTCACAAAATAACTCTGTTTATCAGACATTCACTAACGGTGAAGAGGTTGTGGTTCAGGGTGCAGTAACCAATAAAGGATTTGTATTACAAGCAGGTGCAGTTAGTGAGACAGGCACATCCTTCTTGAAGATTCATACAATCTCAGGAGCAATTAACCAGAATGATGTCCTTGAAGGTACTACAAGTGGCACTACTGCTACTGTTGACAGTTCATCAGATCGCTTCTTCACAAATCTTAAGATGGGAAGCTTTAATCAGGGTGACTGGTTCTTCGATAGAGATTCTTCTGTTGAGGGTTATATCTCTGAATTTGCTAATAAGTCTGGTAGTCTAACTGGTAACACTGGTGGTCGTATCACAATTGACGTTGAAACAATTAAGGATCCATGGGTTCCTGGAGACGTTATTTACGGTAGTGTTACTTCTTACATCTTAGATGTTAAGGGTATCAGTGGAACACAGATTCAACTTAACCAGTTTGTCCACGGTCGTGCAGTTTACGAATTAAACCTTGGCACTGCTATTATTGATACTGGTGTTAATGACACATTCAACGTTGGTGATGAGGTTATCCTCCTACAAGGTACAACAGAGAAGAATCCAGGATTCCATGCAACTGTAACCAAGTATACTAATGACCCTGATAATGGTATTCACAAACTTTGGATTGGTAATCTAGTTCCAGTTGGAATTGGTGCTCCTATCTCTGAGATAACTGACCCCAATAATAACATTGGTAAGTTGGTTGTTGGGTCTAACTTCCCATCAATCTATGCTGGTGTTTCTAGTTACACAACTACTGATTTCTCATCTTACGCTAAGGTTGTTGCTATCGAGCAACAAGGTATTACTGCTACTATTTGGGTAGAAGATGCAGTTGGTGAATTCGTAGATAATATGAGTATCATCTCTGATGATGGATGGGGTGGTGCCGTTTCATCTGCTCGCACACTTGAAGGTCGTGTTAATAGGTACTTCAGAGGATTCGATGGAGTCCAAACTACATTTGACCTTACTGTTGCTAATGGTGAAGCATACTTCCCAGACCCTGCTGGTCACTTACTCGCATTTGTTAATGGTATTCTACAACCTCCAGGTGCAACTAATGCATACGTTGCATTCTCTGATAAGATTCAGTTTACTGAGCCACCTGTAATTGGTTCACAATACATCGGTTACTATGTTGGTAAACTACGTCAGTTAGATGACATCTCCTTCGAGTTTGACTCATTGAGATCTTCCTTCAACCTCAAGCGTCAAGGTCTATTCTACTCCTTGACATTGACTGAGGGTGTTTCCTCTAACGTCATCCGTCCTGAGAATAATATTATCGTTTCACTCAACGGTATTATTCAGGAACCAGGTATCGCATACGAGATTGTTGGTTCACGTATCATCTTCGCTGAAGTCCCAAGATTCGGTGCAACATTCGTTGGTTTCTCATACATTGGTAGTGACGCAGACGTTATCGCAGCAACTGTTGTCCCACCAATCGAAGCTGGTGATAACCTCGATATAGAGGGTGAAGAATTCTCCAGAGAAGTTGCTCTAATTGAGTCTTCTAACTCCTTAATCACATTTGAATACACTGGATCTGTTAAGGGTAGAAATGCTGCTGCTCTTGCTAACATAACATCTGGTCAACTTACTAACGCAGTACTAACCAATCCTGGTGATGGTTACACCTCACGTCCTAACGTTGACGTTATCTCCTCCTCTGGATTTGATGCTCGCTTGAAGGCACTTATGGGTGTATCTCGTGTTGATGTTAAGACTGCTGGTACTGGTTACCAGTCTCCTGTTGTTGCAATTGATAACGAAGTCCCAGACGATTGGACACCTCCTATTGGTAGTCCTATCAACGGTGGATTTGACGTTCTCGCTGGCGAAGGTCCAGAAGGACAAGAGGGTGGTGGAGTTACTCCTGGCACAATCGCAATCGCTACAGACCCAGTTAACGTAACTGTTAACCAAGGTCAGACTGCTGGATTCACAGTTGTTTCTACTGTAACTAACGATGAGACAATGAATTATCAGTGGCAGAAGAAAGAGTATGGCACACAAACATGGAGCAACATTATTGGTGCTAACCAAGCAACTTATAACACAGGTAATACCGCACAAAATGATGATGGTGATGAATACAGAGTCGCTATCACAGCATCTGGTGCAACCCCAGTTTACTCACTATCTGCTGTCCTAACAGTCCAGACTGGTGCAACTGTAATCTCCAACTTCAGTCCAACACAAATCTTTGATGACATCTAAATAAGACTATGGCTGCTACCGCAACAATTAATCAAGGTACCCAACAACTCTCGGTGAGCTCGGATTGTCTTCCGTCTCCCGTGAATAGCGGTACGTTCCCTAATGATAATAATGCAAATACCATTGTTACACATGATTGGGATCATAGCTTCTTATATCGTGGTGGTACATTTGGTACCTCTAGGGTCTTCGATGACAACACTTGGACTCAAGATGGGTTTATTAGAAGCATTAATATCAGTGTCACAGATCTTAACAATTTCACTGGTGTGCAACCTAACATCCAACCTGGTGATGAAGTTTGTTTTAATTTTGGAGATATAAAAAGAAAGTATATTTTTAGAGGGACTACATTTACTTCTATTGACGGAGAATTTTGGTTAGCAACTGATAGTAGAATTGATATTATAATGGCAGACACCAACACTGGTGCTAATGGTACATACACATATCATGATCAGAGAAATGGTCGTGATGCTACACCATTAGGTGCTATTGGTATATCTGGTAATGGTGTACCTATATTCAATCCATCTGCTGGTCCTAACGGTAACCCTCCAGCTGGATTCAATTGGGTATCTGCTGGTATATCTGCTCAGAGTTTTATCAATTTTGGTGAAGATACTTGCGGTGGTAAGACACAAGAGCAAGGAATGTATCATTATCATGACTCAGATTTCTTATCATGCTGGAAATCTAACTCTAGTATGGCAGCATATAACGATTATTATGGGTCAACTCAGTTTAATGGTAACAATATTCGTCACCCAGACGGTCATTCTAAGATAGTAGGGATAGCATTTGATGGATTTCCCATCTATGGACCCTATGCATATGACCATTCTTGGGATAGTTTGAGTGGCACAAGAGTTATGAGGACTGGTTATTCAGTAAAATCAACTGAAGCACCTGGAAGACCCGATTATGGTAATGATTCTGACAATCCACCTGCTGGATCACTCATGCAGGACTGGGAATATGTCGAAGGAACTGGAGATTTAGACAGACATAATGGTAGATTTTGTGTAACACCCGAATATCCTAACGGAACTTACGCATATTTCCTTACTGTAGACCAAACTGACGTTAGTGTGGTCAAATTTCCATTCATTATGGGACTTGAGACTAGAGAAACCATCAATACACCCACAAATAACGGGTCAAATCCTGTGCAAGATAGTGGAGATGGTGGAGATGGTGGTGGAGCTGCTCCTTCTACCCTTCAAATTACTCTACAACCTCAGAATGTAACAGTAAATGCCAATCAAACTGCTACATTTACCATCAATTCTCAGATATTACCTGAGAATGGTCCTATGACTTATCAATGGTATAGGTCTACTGATGGAGGATATGCATTTGCTGCTGTTACAGGTGCAACGACTAACACTTATGCGGTCACTGCCCTAGCATACATGACTGGATACAGGTATCGTTGTCGTATAACAGGTCCTGTTGGAGGTACCGCAGCACAAAACTCACCTTTGGACTCACAAAATGCCATTCTAACTGTTACTGGTAGTGGAGATGGTGGATCACTTGCTAACAGATTTGATAGCACTCAGTCTACTATGGATTCCACGCAGCAAACCTTTGATGGCACCTAAATAAAACTGTAGAAAACTACCTATCATGCCTAAGCAGAATCTAAATATTGGGTCGTCGGCAAACGATGGGACTGGTGACAGTCTCAGAGATGGTGCTATTAAGCTTAATAGCATCATTGACGAGCTATACACTGCTCTCGGCAACGACACCAACTTACAAATCAATGTCGGCTCTCCCTCGACTGGTCAATTCCTAAAATGGAATGGCACAGCATTTGCTGAAGGGGGTCTTAATGCACTTACTGAAAATTTAAGTGTCAATGGACATAATATTGTATCAACATCAAATGGTGATATAACTATTCAACCAAATGGTAGCGGTCATATTAAATTCTGGGCTGGTAGCACAGGATCTGCTCTAACATACATCGATGGTGCTGACGGTAAGTTAAAGTGGTCTAATCATTTCGATGATGTTGCTTCTTTACCAGATGCAGCTAATCATCATGGTATGTTTGCCCATGCTCATACTGAAGGAAAGGGATACTTTGCACACGGTGGTGCTTGGGTACCTTTAATTAGTGAGAATAGTAGTATAGGTCACCTAAGTGATGTAGATATGACTGTCGGTGGAGGACCTTCCGACGGACAAGTATTGAAATGGTCTTCAAGTAATTCACATTGGTATGCTGCAAATGATGAAACTGCATCTGGTGGAGGCGGTGGCACGACTCAAAACCTCTTTGAAGGATTCATTGCTGACACTGGCAGTACTACTGCTAGTGCTGCTACTGATATCCTTACAGTTTCGGGAGGCACTAATATCTCGACTGCAATCGTCGGAGACACCCTCACCATAACTATGACAGGGGCACTTGGTGATACAAACCAAAATGCCTACGGAGTAATAGGAAGTGACTCAGGAAACAAAACCGCAGATAGTGCAACTACTACTATTAATGTTCTTGGTGGGTCTGGTATTAGTACTGCTATTTCAGGAAGTGACCTTACGATTACTAATGACTCCCCCAATGTAGTACAAGAAGCATACAGGACAGTTGCTGGCGATACTGGCACAACAACTGCTGCTCTAGCAACCTCAACTCTTAACGTTGTAGGTGCAACAAATCATATATCAACTGCTGTTACATCAAACACTGTAACTCTCAGTGTTGTTAATCCTCTACCAGCTTCTGCTAGTGAGAATGATAACCTCATATATGATGAGCAAAATGGTAACTGGGTTGTAACTCAAGGTCCTACTATTGGATTCTCAATCTCTGGTAGTTCAGGTGGTGGATATACATTTACTGGTGGTGGAGTTAATTCATCAACAGGTAACCCAACAATATATGTGTATAGAGGTTTCACATACAGATTCTATAACCAGACAGGTGCAGGTCACCCATTTGCTATAAGACAAAGCAATGGTGGTACTGCTGTTACTGATGGTATTACTGGATCACAAACAGGTGTGCAGTACTGGACAGTCCCACAAACACTGGCTGCTGGTACTACTTACGTTTATCAATGTACAATCCATGCTGGCATGGTAGGCAACTTAGTGGTGGTGTAATATGCCAAGAACAGTTCCAGGTAGCGGTGCAACTATAACCCCGATATTCAATAGTATCTTTGGGGTTAGAGATGTATATGTCAATTCAGGTGGTGAAGGTTATGATAAGAATGACCCACCTAGACTTCGTGTGGAGAACTGTGGTACTCCAATTCGTGATGCTGTTCTAAGAGCAGTCATTGCAAATAATGGAGAGATTGTTGCTGTAGAAGTATTAGATCCAGGAGAAGGGTATGACCCGTTACGTCTTGTTATTGATGATGATGGTTCCTCTAAAACTGCTGCTGGCAACGTATATCTTAAAGATGACGGGACTGGTGCATTAGATTTTGTCCAGATTACTACTCCTGGCGACCAGTATTTTGATGCTGATGCTCGTATTGAAGGTGGTGGTGGGTCTGGTAGTGAGCTTGTGGCAGTTACTGGACTGGTAACTGGTATTGCCATTGAGGAAGAAGGTAGAAATTACACTGAGGAAGACGTAAATATCATCATCTCAGGTGGTGGTGGAGACGGTGCTACTGGTGTTGCTAGTGTTAATAGATTTGGTAAAGTTACCTCTATTACTCTAACTAATGAAGGTGAATTCTTCGAGACACCTCCCCTTATTCAGATAATTAAAGGCGGTGGTAGTGGTGCAACGGCCGAAGCATTTATTAACCTAGGTGTTATTACAAATATTGACCTCTTATCAGGTGGTGGTGGATATACTGCTAACCCAGAGGTTATCTTTACTAGAGATACTAACCTTATTAGAGCTGCTAGAAATAGACAATCTCTTAACTCTGTCTATTATAGTTTAACAGGTCTATTAGAGGATGCTACATCAGGACAATCAACTATACATGTTGAAACTACCAATCCTTATCCAGGTTCAGGTAAGGTACTGATAGGTAGAGAAGTTATTAGATACACTGGTAAAACTGCAACCTCCTTTACTGGTTGTGACAGAGGTATCAATTTTAGATTTGACCAAAAAGTCATCCTAGACAACTTACAGGATGACCCAAATACAGGTTTAACTCAATATGATTTCCAAGTAACTGACAAAGTTAGAAGAGTTATAGAGAGTGAATCAAACCGAGTCGCTATTGTATACGACTGGGATCCAAGTGAGAGAGCACTTTATCTTACATTCCAAGTTGATGAATTAGCATTCATCGATGGTGGTAGGTCAAATGAGAAAGCAAAAATCATTGCATTCGTAGCAGGTACTGCTGGTGCTAGTGATACTGGTGTTGCTCCTCATACATTAGTAGAATCTGAAGGTGACAATATTGTTGCTTTTACAGTACCACTTAGTCAGATTCTTAATAGAAAGTTTGAAGATGACGATGAATTAGACGGTGTTGGAGATGGTATAGCAGACCTGATAAATACTGGCACAGAGTTTGAAAACCAAATTAGTTTGGATGGAGGGATAGCATCATCCCTATATGGTATTGAAGAGACCCTTGGTGGCACGAATACTACTCTATTCCAAATTGGTGATCAAATCTATGACGGTAGTCAGAATTCTTTAGTTGCAACCATACAAGGTGCTGGTGCGTTGGGTGACGGAGATACCCACACATCTACTGCAACTATTCAAGCAACCTATCAAACTTCCTCTGCTGCATTTAATGCTACAGAGCAACTCCAAGGTCTGACAACAGGTGTAACTGCCACTGGGTTAACATTAGCTCAGGGTGGTAGTAGCACTGAAATCGTTTTAACAATGGAATCACTGACTTCCAACGGTGCTAATTATAAGTTCCAGAAGGGAGAAGTATTAAGAGGAAATTCGACTGGTGCTCAGGCAACTATCGATTATATCGAATATAATACGTACCTCAGAAATGAGGATGATTAACTACCATAAATAAAAAGAAGGCAATTGTATAGTAATGGCATTACTTACCGACCAATTTAGAATATTTACTGCCGAGAGGTTTAGGAAGGCTCTTGAAGGTCCTGATGCGACTCAATCTGACCTATTGGCAGGTGCTAGTCGGGATCGTCTTTACGTCTTTATCGGTCGTCCCCAACCTTGGGACAACGAAAATGCCCCTCCAGACCCAGTAGATTCATTCCAAGAATTTTCCGATGACTATTCGGATATGATATCCTTGAAGAGAGTGTTAGCAAATGACACCATTCAAGTTATTCGTCGTACTGACTGGATTCCCCCAGAGCAAACCACTGGTGGACTAGGTTATGTTTATGATATGTATCGCCATGATTACTCCTCGACTAAAACTGCATCATCGGGTGCGACTAAACTCTACGACGCTGACTTCTACGTGGTCAACTCGTCTTATCAAGTTTATAAGTGCATCTACAACGGGACAAGTCCTAGCGATCCTAATGGTAAACCTTCTACTGTTGAGCCTACTGGTACCTCCACTTCAATTATCACAACTGCTGATGGTTACCGTTGGAAGTATATGTATACGATCCCTGTTGGTCAGGTCTTAAAATTCTTCTCTAATGAATACATGCCTGTGTTGAGTGACACTGCTGTTGTTGCTGACGCTGTTGGTGGAGAAATTGATACAGTTATTATTGCATCATCTGGTGCAGGTTATAACAATGGTACTTACGAAAACGTCCCCATTAAAGGAGACGGTGTAGGTGGTAGAGTTTCACTTGTTGTTGATGGTGGTCGAATTGTATCTGCTACTGTTACCTCTGGTGGTAGTGGTTATACATTTGGTAAAGTTATTATTGACGAGGTTAACGGTATCGGAGCTGGCACAGGAACAGGTGGTAGCGTCGAAGTTGTAATTCCTCCCGTCCAAGGTCATGGTGCAGAACCAGCTACCGAGTTAGGTGGTTTCCGAGTCATGATTAACACCAAGTTTACATACGATGAGGGTAGTGGTGACTTCCCAACTGATAACGACTATCGTCGTATTGGTCTAGTCATTAACCCAAATAAGTATGGCACTCAGGAGTTAACTTCTGAGCTTACGTTATCTGCAACGAAGGCAGTTATTTTCCCTCCTACGTTTACAGGTAATTTCCAAACTGATGAGATTGTAACTCAATCCCGTACTGTTGGTGGTCAGCAAGTGACTGCTAGAGGTCGGGTTATTTCATGGAATAGTACCACTAAGGTGCTTAAGTATTATCAAAATAGGATTGACGGTGTGTTCCCTGAATTCACTGGTAACCTTATTGAGTTTGAAGGTGGTAACCCAGTTGTGGGTTCAACCTCAGGTGCATCTGCTGACCCTGATATCAACTTCCCTATTGTTTCTGGATCCTCTACAAGGGTTATTAACAATGCTGAATATGATTTGGGTATGGCATTTACCAACGGTTATGCTAAGGCAGAAGTTGACCCCAACTCTGGCGAAGTTATCTACATAGATAACCGAGGAGCGATTACTCGTGCAGGAGACCAAATCGAAGACATCAAAATCGTAATCGAGTTCTAAGACATGCCACAGAATACTAATTTAAACATTAGTCCTTATTTTGACGACTTTGATAAGGATAAAAACTTTTATAGGGTGCTATTCCGACCTGGATACCCTATCCAAGCACGTGAACTCACCACGATGCAGTCGATTCTCCAGAATCAATTGGAGTCTGTTGGTCAGCACTTCTTTAAAGAAGGTGCTATGGTTATTCCTGGTCAGGTTGGTTACGACCTACAGGTGCAAGCGATTGTATTACAACAATCTTTCCTTGGTGTAGACATCGAGACCTATAGAAATCAACTCACAGGTCAACTTATTGAAGGTATTACAACTGGTATTAAAGCAAAAGTCCTTTACTCAATTCCATCATCAGAGTCTTCACGTGGCTATGTCACTCTGTATGTTAAGTATGTTGAGTCAGGTGATACTACCAGTGACACAACCGTCAAAACATTTCAACCCAATGAGCAGTTATTGGCCGAAAATGAGATTACTTTCGGAACTACACTGATTGAGGTTGGATCCCCATTTGCACAATTACTTCCTGTTGATGCAACTGCTGTTGCTTCTACTGCATATATCAATCAGGGTGTATATTTTATCAGAGGTCACTTTGTAGATGTCCCGTCGTCTCACCTTATCCTTGAACAGTATTCAAACAATCCTTCCTACAGGGTCGGATTGGAAGTCAGCGAGTCTATTGTTACGCCAGAGGATGATCCGTCTCTTAATGACAACGCAGCTGGCACATCTAACTATTCTGCTCCAGGCGGTCACAGGTTTAGAATTAAGACTTCTCTCACTAAAAAGCCAATCGCAGATGAAACAGATAAGAACTTCATTGAGTTACTCCGTATCAACAATTCAAAAGTTGAGCAGTTTGTTACTCACACAGCATATTCAGAGCTTGAGAAGAGTCTCGCAAGAAGGACATATGAAGAGTCAGGCGACTACGTTATCGACACCTTCAGCGTCACAGCAAGAGAAAATTTAGATGATGGTTTCAACAATGGTGTCTACCGTGCAGGTCAAACTACCTCAGGTGGTAACATTGCATCAGATGATTTAATTTCATTTGAAATTAGCCCAGGTAGAGCATATGTTAAGGGTTATAGGACTGAGTTTTTAGTACCACAATATGTTGATGCTAAGAAACCAAGAGATTTTGAATCAGTAAATAACGCTATCCTAGCATTCCGTCTAGGACAGTTTGTAAAGGTATATGATGTATATGGATGGCCCGACCTAACTGGTGAGGGTGTATCAGAAGCATATCAAACACTTGAGTTGTATGATGATTGGACACTAAACACTACTAACTCTGTTGTAGGTAGACAGATTGGTCGTTGTAGGACTGTCCAGTTACAAGAAGATACCACAGACACATGGGATATGTGGATCTTTGATGCACAGATGTGGACTGCTATTAACTTTGTAGCAGGTAATACTACTGTACAAGTTGGTGATTTACTCAAAGGTAGGACATCTAATGCAAAGGGATTTGTTGCAGATGCTGGTGCTGGTAACTATTGCTCACTAGAGCAAGTATCAGGTACATTTATTCCTGGTGAAGTTATTGAAAGAGATGGTCGTGTAGTTGGTACACTTGATGCTGCACATACTTTCAACCTTACTGACACTAGGTCATGTCGTGGTAGAAACGCAGGTAACACTATTATCTTTGGTGCTAACTGGGTACTTAACGACCTTAAAGAATTAGAAGGGTCAACACACACCTTAGACGTTACTTCAGGTACTAAGACCTTAGTAGGTTTCCGTAGTAAATATGCTGAAGACCTACGTCCAGGTGATGTTATTACCCATACTAACACTTCTGGAGAGGGTGAAAACTCGACTCGTATTGAGAGAGTAGACCCACAATACATCAAGGTATATCCTGGTAACTCACATGCAGGATCATCGTATAATATTTTCGACTACCTTACCCAAACGGCCAGAGTTGATCATTCTCTGACTAAGGGTAGTATAACTGGTGCTCCGAGCGAATACAGCTCAGTGATTAGGATGCGTCCTTTTATATTCCAGAAGGACTACCAGAATGGTGAATTGTCTATTGACTGTCCACGTACTTCTATGAAGTCTATCAGTGACGAGTCATTCTTTGTCTATAGGACATTCGCTAATAAGACTGTTGTATCTGGTGGTGTTACTGTATCTCTACCTGAGTCTGAGCAGTTTGCAACACTAGATGATGAAAACTATATCCTTACAATCGTAGCAGAATCTGGAAGTGCATGGAGTGTTGGTGATAACCTCAACATAGATGCATTGAATGACTTAGGCACTTTGACTGTAACCTTTGGTGCTGACAGACAGTCAGTTACTATTGACGGTTTAGCAAACGTATCTACTGTCAAACTAACTGCATTGGTATCTAAGAATATTGTTACCAAGAAGATTAAGACTGCTGCCAAGATGAGGGCATTGAAGGTCATCAGAACTCGTGAGAATAATGATGTCCAAAAATACGGTCTTGCCTATGGTAACTTGTATGGCACACGTATTGAAGACGAAGATATTTCATTCGCATTGAATGATGTCTATAAGATTCATGCTGTATTTGAATCTGAAGACGATAGCGAAGCATTTGCACCTTACTGTGTGCTTACCGAAGCGACCTTCTTTGATAGTGGGTCAGTTGTAATAGGTAAGACATCAGGTGCTAGAGGTAGGGTTATACAGTTTATTAACTCAACTTTGAGACTCCATTTTGTCCAGTTGAATGAGATACCTTTCATTCCTGGTGAAAGTGTAGATGGAGTTGATGATGATGGTAACCCATTGACTGCAATTATCGACGACGCTGAAGGGTCAGTGGCCAAAGGTAGTAAAGTAGTCACATCCCAGTATGAGCTTGATGCAGGACAGAAGGCACACTACTATGATGTGTGTCGTTTACAGAGACTTCCAGCGTTTACTCCTCCTATTAGAAAGCTCCTGATCATTTTTGATTACTTTGTGCATGAATCATCTGGAGATTACTTCTCAGCACAGTCATACACAGGTATTGGATATAAGGAAATTCCTAAGTATAAACTTGATGGATCTATTAACTATCTCAGGGATCAGGTGGACTTCCGTCCAGGTGTCGGTGAGTTAGCAAGTGGTACTGGTACCATAAGTGCTCCCTTCTATGTAAATTGTGCCTCGCTCGACTTTGCGGCCAGAGTATTCGATACGTCTGGTGGTGTAGGTGGATCCACTATCTTTGATATTCCTAAGGTAGCAACTGAGATTCGTATGGACTATTCATACTATCTCCCACGTGCAGACAAACTATTCTTAACGCATGATAACCAACTGAAAATTGTTAATGGTGTATCCTCAGAGGATCTACCACCTCCAGATGGTATTCAAAATGCTATGCTTCTTGCAACTATTGAGTATAGACCTTATACCTATGATGTAGAAAGAGATATTCTAATTACACCTGAGATTATTCGTCGTTATACGATGAAAGATATTGGTGACTTAGAGACACGTCTATCTCACGTTGAGTATTATACTTCCCTATCTCTACTTGAAGTACAAGCAGAAAACACTAAGACATATGATGACAACGGTTTCGACCGTCTGAAGAATGGATATGTTGTAGACGACTTTACTGACCACACACTTGGTGACGTGCTCAGTGTTGACTACAAGTGCTCTATGGACTTCAGAATGGGTCACTTACGTCCATCACATTATACTACCAATGTCCCTCTTGAGCTTAACGAATCTGCTTCAAGTAATATAGTTAAGACTCCTGGTAATATGGTCATTCTTCCTTATGAAGATTTGGCAATCATTACACAACCATATGCATCTAGGACAGAGAATGTAAACCCATTTAACGTGTTTACTTTCATTGGTCGTATTGATTTAACTCCAGCATCAGATGACTGGGTTGATATTAAGAGATTGCCAGCTCGTGTAGAAAACGTAGAAGGTGACTTCTCTGCTGTAAGTAGAGACCTACAGGTTGACCAAAATGGATTCGCTCCTATTCAGTGGGGTTCATGGAGGACTAACTGGACAGGTGAATCACTACAATCTACAAGTAGATGGAGAAATAGGTCAGGTTCATTCAGTGCAGGTGGTCGTAGACTCGGTAGATTGGGTCACGGACAAGGAAGACAACCACTCTTCGTACATGAAAGAAGGACTTGGAGGGTTGTTAATAACCAAGCACGTCAAGGTGTAAGGACTCGTGTCGTACCTAAGATTGACCGTAAGTCATTAGGTGATACTGAATTGTCACGTAGTGTAATTCCTTGGATTAGGTCTCGTAACGTTTCCTTTAACGTTGAAAGACTTAAGCCTCGCACAAGATTCTATGTCTTCTTCGATGGTGTTAATGTATCTAATTACATTACTCCTAAAGTTGTTGAATTAATCAAATCTTCTACTGCTGACCCACAAACTAACGAGACACCTTTCGTTGTTGGTGAGACAGTTATCGGAGAAGTATCAGGATGTCGTCTTAAGATTGCTCCTGCAAATGACGGGTATGCAACTGACCCATACGGGACAGGTACTTCAACTCTAGCAGAGTCTTATGCATCACAAACTGGATATATTAATATTGATACTACAGTTGCTGCTGAGAGTGTCAATCCAAACTACTATGGTAATGTAAACGTCGGTGAAGTATTGGTTGGTCAAACATCTGGTGCTCGTGGAAAGGTTAAAGACCGTCGTATTCTTACTGATAATATTGGTAACGTCCAAGGTAGTTTCTTTATTCCTAACCCAGGTAATGATTCCAACCCACGTTGGGCAACTGGTACTAGGACAGTTAGATTCACAACAGCAGAAGATAATAGTAAGGCACCAGGTGCTGTTACATCATCTGCTGATGGCACATACACAGCACAAGGTACACTGAGGACTATTAGAGAAAATATCCTTGCTGTTAGAAATGCTGAGTTAGTAAGAGATACAGTTTCTGATGAAAGGACTGTTATTACTACTAGGTCAGAGGTTAGACAGATTGGTTGGTATGACCCTCTTGCTCAATCCTTTATTGTTGATGAGGAAGGTGGTGTATTCCTAACTGGTATTGATGTATTCTTCAAGAGTAAGGATGCTAACATTCCTATCTCTATGCAGATAAGGACTATGGAGAATGGTTATCCTACTAAGGATATTCTACCTTTCTCTGATACAACCATCAATCCAGATCAAATAGAATTATCAGACAACGCTGCTATCCCATCAAGATTTACATTTAGGTCTCCAGTATACATCAAGTCTTCTGTAGAATATTGCTTTGTATTATTGTCTGACTCCAACGAGTATAACGTATGGATATCCCGAATGGGTGACATCGATGTCTCAGGAACAAGGACTATATCTGAGCAGCCATATGCAGGTGTGTTATTCAAATCACAAAACGCATCTACATGGACAGCAGACCAGTTTGAGGATATGAAGTTTACGGTTTACCGTGCTAAGTTTACTCAGATGAGTGGTACTGCGATACTTAATAACGCAGAATTAGGACGTGGTAATGGTGGAATTCACAACTTGATTGAGAATCCAGTCCTAACATTGAAACCAAAACAGACTCTACTTCTACCTGTGGGACAGAATTTTAACTTCACTATAGGTGCAAGAATAACACAGAGTCCATCAGGTGCATCTGCTACCATTAAGGAGTTTGATGCAGTGTCAGACCCAGAAAAAATAACGGTTACTGACATCGATGGCCAGTTTGCAGCAGGTTTCCTAGATGCTAACAATGACCCATTCCAAGGTCTTGCTTCATCCCAGTCTGTAGCAACGATTGTATTGTCTGCTATCTACAACGGGACGTTTGAAGCTGGTGATGTTGTAACAGGATCTACTTCTGCTGCACAAGGTACTGTGACTTCATATAATGTAGGTACACAGACACTGACTCTTAATTATATTACAAAAGCATTTGACGTATCTGATACGTTGTCTGAGCCAGGTGGCACATCAGCAACTATTACTAGCGTCGGATATAGTGGTGACTCATATACTGCATATCCTACTCAAGCACCTTCTTTCCCAGAAGATGATAAGGAGATTGTGATATTCCAGAGAAACCACGGTATGCATCAACGTGCTAATAACGTTGAAATCACTGGTGTAATATCAGAAGTACCAAGCACTACATTGACATCAACACTGTCTGCTGGTGCAACTTCTATTCAATTACAAGATGCTTCTCAATTCCATGCTATCATTGGTGGCACATCTATTGGTAACTTGAATCCAGGATACCTTAAGATTGGAGAGGAGATTATTAAATACTCAGCAATCTCTGCAAGTGGTCAGGTAATTACTGTTGCCACATCTGGTAGAGGAGCAAATGCTACTGCTGATGTAGAGCATGCATCTGGTACTGTAGTTGAATGTTACAACCTTGATGGCATCCCACTAACAGAAATTAATAAAGTACATACTAAACTTGAGTGTCCTTGGATTGATAGTTACATGCTATCAACTGACTTCGCTGCTACTAATGGCATTAGAGGTGGTGGTACAGATGTATGGGCATCACAAAACGTACAGTTTGAAACACTAACACCTACCATTTCTACAATGGTATTACCTGAGACAGAGATTATTGCTCGTGTTAATACTACATCAGGTACATCCGTTGGATCGGGTGGTGGAGAAGGTGCATCACAACCACGTGATAGTAATTCCTTTATTAACAATGGTCAATATGTAGACGTTGTTCTTAATGAATTGAATACCTTTAGTATTCCTAATTTGATTTGCTCGAAGATTAATGAGCAGAATAAATTGGATGGTAACAAGTCATTAACAATGTCATTAGATATGACTACTGAAAAGGATACGGTATCTCCATGTATCGACCTTGATAGATTATCATTAATTACAACCACCAATAGAATCAACTGGTGGCCTGGTGGTCCTGCTCCTTATGGACAACAATCTCAGATTGACAGGACTATGGATGTATCCACCCTACCTCAGGGTGACCAAAATGATGCAGTCTATGTGACTCGACTCGCTCGCCTCGGTTCTGAATCAAGGACGTTGAAAGTTGATTATCAAATCACTAGACACCCATCTACTGAAGTGCGAGTTTATTTCCGCACATTTAAGACAGGTGATAATGCTGACCCATCAACTACTGACTGGGCATTGATAGGTGACCCCGTGAAGACTAATGCAGCACAGTATGATGATACTGCTACTGATGAGCCTCTATGGAAAGATATTTCTTATGAGAAGCGAGGGTTAACTTTTAATGCTTTCCAGATTAAAATTGTTATGAGGTCTTGGAGTCAAGCAAGAATACCATTGATTGCTGACCTGAGGGCTATAGCGTTAGCTTCATAGAGAACCCTCATGCAACCCTACATGGTTGATTATAATTATTATTATTCCCTTTGTCAAGTATGTCAAAACCTGAAGACAACATCCAACCCTTTAAAGAAGACCTAATCCCTGTCGATGGCAAGGAAGGTTGGTATAGGGACCCTGATTCGAACGCTATTGTTAATTGTAACCAAACGCAATATGACCAATATATGGCTTCATATGCGAAGCGTGAAAAACAGCAAGCGAAGTTCGACACTTTACAAAGTGAGGTTTCTGAGTTAAAATCAGATATAAGTGACATCAAGGAACTACTTAAATTAGCAATTGGAGAAAAAAACAATGCCAGCTGACGTGAAAGAAACTATGGATCAAGAAGAACTGCTTGGTCAATTCCGTGAAAGATATCAAAACTTGATTAGTGAGAATCAGCAACTCGCTAAAAAGATTAAAGATAATGAATCACAAGCGTTGAAACTGCTTGGTGCTATCGAAACTCTGGAGTATCTGAAGCCCCCCGAAGAGAAAACTGAGGAACCAAGCACTGACGACAACGCATAAATAAATCAGTAATACTGTATGCAGTGCTCGGATCCTTATAAGCAATGGCAAATAGAATACAATTAAGACGTGATGGAGCTCAGCAGTGGGCAAACGTCAACCCGATTCTAGCTCAAGGAGAATTAGGTATCGAAATCGATACTTCTCGCTTGAAGATAGGAGATGGTGTAACCGCTTGGAACTCACTCAAGTATGAAAGACCACTCGAAACTGAATCAAACACTGCAAACACCCTAGTAAAGAGAGACGCTGACGGTAACTTTGAAGCAGGTGCCATTACTGCATCGGTTATTGGTAACAGTGCTACAGCAACAAGACTAGCAAATGCTCGACAGATTGCCTTAGGTGGTGATATGTCGGGTAGTGGTACGTTCGATGGATCCGCTAACTTAACCATTACTGCTGAGTTGAATTATGTTGTTGCTCTACCTCATTACGATCCTAATGATCTAGATGCACAAGGCACATACAGTCAGGTTACAGTTGACTCTCGTGGTCGTATTATTGATGCAACAAACCCTACAAGCTTAGGTGCTTATGGTATTACTGATGCACAACCACTGGATAGTGATCTAACATCACTAGCTTCAATGACCTCCTTCGGTTTGATTTCACGTCAAGCAGAAGGTACTATTGTATCAAGAACTATCACGGGTGGTAGTCAAAGAATTATTGTACAGTATGGTGATGGTGCATCACAGAATCCATTCATCGACCTTGCTGATACTACAGTTGTTGTAGGTACCTATAACCCCGTAGGTAACCTAGATACACCTCTCATCTCTGCAACTACTGGTGATGAGACTGTCAACACAACAAACTTTACAGTAGATAGATATGGTCGTCTGACATATGCTCAGACCTCTGCTATTGCTACTGCTAAACAAGGTACCACAGTTGCTGTTTATGATAACGCAGCGACTTATCCTAGGTACTCAAAAGTTAAAAACGCTGCGGATAAACTCTATGAAGCAATTGCTGATATTTCAGCTGGTGGCGGGGAACCTTCCCATACAGACACATCTGACACTGGTTCGTGGAGATACCTAAGTAGTGCTCTTGCACCACAGAAAGGTATTGCTTCATTCAGTCAGGAAGATTTTGATGTATCTCTATGGGACGCAGGTAATAATATAGAAGGTGGACATGTGTCCATCGCAGAGAGAGGTGTAGATAATCTACAACTTCAAAACAATCGTGTCTCCTTTGCAGATGGTAACACCAAAGAAGACTTTGAATTAGACCAGGAGCTGACTGCTGTTACTGGTTATAGAGGTTTTAATTACTTAAACTATGCGAAGATTAACGACACTTCAGGCAACCTTCTCTTCGGTGCTAATAATACTGGTGATGGTGGTGCTGGTGAAGTTGATATTAATGTAAGGACTTATATATCTGACCCAGATATCACACTTGATGGTACTGTTGACCAGACTCTTGATAAGACTGGTGATGGTAATCTCAATTTCAATCTTACTCAAAATGCTGGACTTGCAAGGAATCTAGGAATTGCATCTACTAATAGTGGTGCTGGTGATGCTACTTTAAGCATTACTGCTGATAATGATATCACTATTTCTGCTACTAATGTTTCCAACAGAGTCCATGTAGAAGACTATTGGTTCCAGGATAATACCCTGTCAACCACTAATGCTACGTTGGTATTAGACCCTAATGATGACGATGATGTTACAGGTCTAGTCCAAATTCGTGGTGACTTACAGGTAGATGGTACAACTACTACTGTTAACTCTGTAACAACTACTATCCAAGACCCAATTATTACACTAGGTGGAGAAGATACTCTAACAGTTGACGATAATAAGGATCGTGGTATAGAATTTAGATATTATGATTCGCAAGAAAGATTCGGATTCTTCGGTTGGGACGAAGATTATGCTGATGCTAACCTGTGGTCGGGCACTGGTGGTTATAGGTTCATCTACAATGCGACCAACACGTCTGAAGTATATGCTGGTACTGATGCTGCTATCATCGCTGGTAACCTCAGGCTCACAACTAATACAGGGTCTACCTCGACCACTTCGGGGACTCTGGTCGTAACAGGTGGTGTAGGTGTAAGTGAGAATGTCCACATTGGTGGCACTACTACCATTGCAGGTCAATCAGAAATTAATAACAATGTAATCTTTAGAGCAGATAATAAGTCATTTAATATACAGACTAACGCAGGTGTAGATAAGTTTACTGTAGATTATGATAATGGTAATACAGTCATACAAGGTACAGTTGATATTCAATTAGCAACTGAGATCACTGACAACCTTACTATCAGAGCAGACAATAAGAAATTTGATATACAAACTGATGCTGGTGTCAGCGTATTTGATGTAGATACTGACAACGGTAACACACATACAGATGGTAC